GGATGCTTCAGGAGGGTGTGCCGATTGAGCAGGTTGCAGCAATCCTGGGGGACACGATTGCCACGGTCGAGCGGGTCTATGGGCACCACTGCAAGGACCGCCTGCTGGCGGCTGCGAACACGATCAGGCTGGGGAGGCGCGCAGCGTAACGCGGATCGCGGCGTTGATAATGTCGACCACAGTCATCAACAGTCTGGCATAGGCCATTGATCGGGCATGTTGGTTGTTGAGCCACCAACGACCAACACTACGTTGACATAGTTGTGCGAGGGCGTCGTCCCCGCACAACTATCTGGAGAGTGGGCGGTTAGCTCAGTTGGTAGAGCACCAGCTCGACACGCTGGTTGTCGGGGGTTCGAGACCCTCACCGCCCACCACCATCAGTAGATTGGCCGCCGACCGACAATGAGAACGGAAGGCGGCCAACTTCTGAGATCGCAGCGTAACGATCAGCGTTATCGCTGTCCACCGGGGCAATCATGCTCGCAGACGCAGACGTACCGCGAGTTGTGATCTTCCACCGCCTTCACCGTCTCCGGTGTGTCGCGCTGGCCGTCGTACTCGATGGGCTTCGCGATGCGGCAGTAGTCACTGACTACGGCGGGAGCGGTCGAACCGACTACGCAGGCGCTCGTCGCGAACAGGATCGGGAGTGGCAACAGCCTGGTTGGCAGCTTCAACGCGCTTCTCCACTTCCTTGGCGTCCGCCGCAGCCTGTTCTGCCTTGCCGGCGTTGATGGACTGCTGGTTGGCGAACCAGAGCCCGATCTTGTCGAGCAGGGAGAACAGGCTGCGGAGCAGGCCGATCATCAGATCTTGCCTTCCTTCTTCAGCACTGCGAGCAGGCCGAAGGCGGCGGCAAGAAGGCCGCTGATCGCGCCGTAGAGCGGCGCCGAGATACCGACCGAGAGGGCGAGGCCCGAGAAGCCGGCGTAGGTCGACGGCTCATTGAGGCGGCTGATAATCCAATCCATCTTTCGTCTCCTTCAGGGATATTGCTTCCAGGGAAGCTGGAAATGGGGGCCATCCTTGAACGTGCGCCAGTCTCCGCCCCATTCGATCGGCACAGACACATCCTTGGCCGCCTGCTTCACAGCGGCGGCGATCTTGGCGTAGAGCGGCCAGTCCCACCGAACAGTGCCGCCAACGTAGGCTCCGAGGTCGACGGCGTGGCCGGTCAGGTGCCGCGACTTCATCGTGCGCGTCGCGCCCGCCTTCATCAGTTCCTGCTGCCGCGCCATGGAGCGCAGGCCCTCCAGCACCGTGAAGTCGACATCGGTGATGGCGATGGCACGCTGCACGACCTTCACGAGATCGGGGTGGACGCCTTTCAGGCGGTCGAGTGAACGCTGACCTAGTACGAACGCCATAGTTGGCTCCTGTCTTTCGGCTACACCTACACTATCGACGCCGCCGGCTCAACGGGCGGGACAACCGGAACCAGCGGCGTCGCCAGCACAACCACGGAGCCGTGTGGCGCGCTGGATCACTTAGACTTCATGGCCGCAACCATCTTGGCTTCAGCCGCGACTTCTTCAGGGCTCTCGTCGCCCTCGACCTTGGCGTCCTTCTCGCCGGCAGGTTCCTTGTGCGGAGGCTTCTTGCCCTTGGCCGCCTTCTTCAGGTGGGCCTTCATGTCCTCAAAGCGCGACTTTCGATCATTCTTGTTCATCGGTGTCTTCCTTCCGTTCACCCGGCGACATCCCGCCACGGGCGCCGCCGAAGGCGGCTGCGCGGAGCGAGTTGCGGAATGCTTCTTCCTCACCCTGGGGAACCTTGCGCATCAGCTCGGCGGCGAACTTGGGCTCAAGGATCGCCTTGGCGAGAAGCTGGTCGACGCGCTTCTGGTTGTTGAAGGCGTCAATCGCAAGGTCAGCGCCGCGGATCGAGCGAATGCGCGCGAACAGAACACCGGCGATGTTGGTGAGCGTGCGCGCATCGCGCGCGGTGTTGCTCCCCGGCACGCGGTTCGCCGTCTCCGCGGCGCGCGCGCCCTGCACTTCGGTCATGATCGCCTTGAGTACCTGGCGCTGCTTGTCGTCGAACAGGCCGCTCTTGGCGTCGGCGTCCATGATCATTTCCATGGCCTTCAGCGTGTTTCCGGAGGACACGCTGCGCTCAAGGCCGGGAACCGCCACACCCGAGTTGGTGGACGACCGCTCAAGGAACGTGCCGACGGCACGGCGCAGGCCAGCCTTGGCTGCGTCGTTGCCTGACACGGCCTTGACCAGCATCCCGAACTGCTTGGCGTTGTCGCCACTGCGCAGCAGCCCCGCCACCTGCTTCTCGACATCCACGCCGGGGTCGGCCAGCTTGCCGAACGGCGTCTTGCGGAAGGCTTCGGCCAGCGCCGTCTTGCCCTCCGCCTCAGCCACGTCGTTGGCTATCTCGGGGTACTGGCGCAGCACGGGATCGAAGTCCCGCTTCAGGCGCTGGATGCCCGACAGACCTTTGGCAGCTTCCACCTGTCGACGCATTTCCTCGCGCGCCATGACGAGAGCTTTGTCCTTACCGACGGCACGCTCAAGCTGCTGCACCGCTTCGACGCCAGTGCGACCCTTGGGGATCAGGACTTCAGGAACCTTCCCAGCGGGCATGGAATACTGCCCCGCGCTGTCGTAGCGCCCCTTGTTGAGAACGGCCCCCACCGGCCCTTTCTCATAAACGTCGCCCTGCTCCTTGCGCGCTGCCTTAGCCGCAGTCAGCGCTTCGCGCTGCTCGGGCGGGAGCGCGCTGTCAGCAAAGTCGTTGATCTGCTGGCGCACCTTTTCGGCAAACGATGCTTCAGCGTTCCGACCAGCGACGCGCGCACTACCAGCAAAGTCAGCCAGCCGACGGTCAAGGTTCTGGAGGCCGACATTGCTGACGCCGATGCGGCCGCTGTCTTCCGGTAGTTGCACCGGCGCATTGGCGCCGAATGCATCGTCCACCGACTTGGGCGTGATCTTGATGCTGCCGAAGTCGGCAGGGCCACCCTGATACCCCATGATCTGATCGTAAAGGTCATCGAATGTACCACTCTTGCTGGCATTCGCCAGCATGGAGCGCCGAGCCTTGTTGATGTCGGTCGAGATGAACTGCCCCTGTGGTGTGTCGATGACGAACGCACGTTCATTGGGGCCGAACAGGGGGAGATTGTGGTCCAGGGCGCGCTGAACGGCCTCCGACGTGTTGGCACCGGAAATGTCATTCAAGATGGACCGGATCTCAGGCGGAGGCGAACCGCCCATCTCGCCATAGTACTGATTGATCGTGGCCTCGATCTGCTTCATGAACTCGTCGCTCGACGATACGATGTTCGTCTGCGTCAGGCGCGGATCCTGATACGCCGCGCTTGTGGCGGCCTTCGCCCCACCGTACCCACTCTCCAGCGCTTCGCGCGCGGCGATGCCGGAAGTCTCAGGGTTGGCGGCAGGGCCGACGTTCTCGATCGCGCGCGATGCTGCCTGCTGCGCAGCCAGATCCTGCGCTTGTGCAAGCGACTGCACGGCGCCGGGATCGCCGGGGCCAATGGCATCCGACGCAGCAGAGACGCGCTGCGCGTTGTTCGACAGTACGCGGTCATTGATCTGCGCGCCAACCTTGTTGTGCGAGATCATCGAGCGCTGCGTCCCGGCGAGGCCGGGATCGAGCGTGACTTCAGCCAGTGTCGGCTGCGCTCCGCTCGCCGTGCTTTCGGGCATGGCGTCGATGCGCGACAGCGCTTCATCCCTGTTCAGCACATTGTCTAGCAGGGTCGCACCGGCGCGTTTCTCTGCGCCGGAACTGGTGAACATGTCGCCCAGCTTGCGGCCGACGTATCCGCCAGCGCCGCCTGCCGCGAAGGGGAGCGCGCCCGCACTCACGCCTGCGATCATCTGTGCGACAGGCCCGCCACCCATGTCCTTGACCGTCTCCGCCGCAGTGCTGCCGGTGACAGCGCCTGCCACCTGCTTGCTCATGCTGTCAGTCAGAACTTCGCCGACGCGGCGGGCGACAGGGCCTGAGGCAGACTTCAGCGCATTCCCGGCAATGCCGCCAGTAAAGACGCCACCCAATGCTTCCGCGATAGCCCCAGCGTACTGCCCAGCCCGGTTACTGTCCGGCTCATGCGGACGAATGCGTTCAACCAGGCCACCGATAGTGACCGGGTGGCTCAAGGCATCGGCATACTTCTCCGCGCCGGGGATCATCCTGATCGGAGAGGAAAGGGCGAGCCCCATGGCCTCAGTGCCCATGTCGAACAGCGGGGAGACGCCCTGCACACCCCTCGCAAGGATGTTGGTCGTAGCATCGCCCAACTGGCTCCAGAAGCCCGGCTGGTCCATGCCGCGCGCCTGCTCGTCGAACTGGCCAGTCGCACCAAGCGCATCCTGCGCGCGCGCCACGGGGCGGCCGGAGAGGTAGTTGTTGATTTCCTCGTCGGTGTAGCCTGATGCCTTCGCCGCGTTGCGGTCGAACGACGTGTCAGGGATGGCAGGCGCCGTCGGGACCGCCTGCACCGCTTGACCCTTCTCCCCCGCGGCATTGAGATATTCGTCGATCTCCTGATCGGAGTAGCCGGCCGCCTTGGCTGCTGCACGGTCGAAAGGCATGGCGGCTCCTTACGGCTTTCGGAATGAGGACAGCGGCGGGCGCACCGCGCCGGGATTGGTGAAGCGCGAGTAGTCGATGTCGGCCAGCCCGTTGTCAGCGCGGATCTGCGCTACCTGCTGCTGGCGCAGCGCGATCGCGCGACGGTTGATCTCCTGGATTTCCTTCAGGCGCTGCTTGACGACCTGCGGATCATTCAGGTTGGAGAACAGTTCGTTGAGCGCCCGCTTAGCGTCATCATTTGTCTGCACGCCAGCATTCAGGCGCAGCGTCTGGTTGCGGAGCGTCTCAATCTTGGCCTTGAAGCTCTGATAGTTGCGGCTGTTTTTGTTGCTGGCTCCAGCCCAATTTGCACCTTCACTGAGGATGTTCTCGACTGGTCCGAGGCGCAGCTCTCCCTTGTCAATCTGGCGCACGACATCACCGATGATCGCGTCAATGCCCGCAGTGGCGCCTATGGTAGACAGGTGTTCATCCTGGATCTTTTGCGCACCGACAGGCAGCTTGCCACCGTTCGGACCAGCCGCCTTTGCGCCGTCCGTCTGGATCTTGGTCTGGTTGTCACGGATGTTGTTGGTGTTCGACTGCGCGTTATCGGCCGCATTGCGACGATCCTGCCCGGCCTGCGACATGCCCTCGCGCTGCGTCTGGCCTGCCTGCTGAAGGTTTTCGCCAGCAATCGCCTTCGACAGGTCGCCGTACTGATCGAGCGCCATGTTGTTGAACTGGCCAGTGCGGTCTGCCGCGAAGTCCTTGCCCGGCTGTTGTCCGCCGGCAACGAGCGCCTGACGCATGTTCTGGTCGCCACCACCCATGGCAAGGATCGCCTGTACCAGCGGTGTGATCGCGCTCTCGCGATTACCTAGTGCCGCCGCGATCGCAAGCCCGGTCAGGGCGTTGCGGTCGACGATGTTGCCCTGCTCTTCCGGCGCGAGCGTGGGGGCGGAGACGGCAGCCGAGGGGGCTCCCATGCTCGGCGGAGCGGCCTGCGGCGCCGCTGCGGTTCCTCCTCCACGAAAGCCGAAGTGCCAATGACCGCCAGTAGCGTGCGGAGACGGGTTCTTGTACTCATCAATGGCCTCCGCGATCGGAACACCAGCGCCAGCCAATCTCTGACGCATCTGGTCGAACGTCATGCCGGGAACGGCACGCATGTCGATGGCTTGGCCGATGTTGTGGTAACTCTTGGGGTTGGCACGCCCGAGAGCGCTGGACGGATCACGCGCACCACTCGTGATCACCGCGCCAGGGATCATGGAGCGCACAAGCGCGCTCACGGTGTCCGAGGTCATGGGACGCGCTGCTGGTGCCGCAGCATCTGGAGCAGATGGAGCGGACACACCAGAGTACGACACACTCGGCATCGCAGGCGCCACAGGAACGGCAGCGGGCGCGGTGTTCGGCGTGGCGAACCGCTCGGGATGCATCATGGCTTCCTGAAGCGAGGTCAGGCCGCTATTGGTCAGATCCTGCCCGGTCGTGCGCGAGCGGTCGTAGGCGGCGCTCGCCGCAAGTTGCTCCATCTGCGCGCGGCGCAGTTGCGCCTGCGCCTGGAGTTCGGGATCGCCGAACAAGGCAGTAGCGAGGCTGCTTCCGATCTGCCCCCACGCCGGATCGGTGGGGTATGGGCTGGCGGCGAAGGGGTTGTACGTGCGAGGCATCAGACTACAGGGCCTCCCATTGCTCCAAGGCCGTTCATCATTCCGGCAGTCCCAGACCCGGCAGAGGTGGCGCCAACGCTTGCCCCACCACCTGCGCCGAAGGCGCCGCCGGACAGCGCGGCCATGCCGACCATCTGAGCAAGTCCTCCGAGGCCACGCAGGAAGCCGCCCTTGTACTGCGCAGCGTTGAGTTCTGCGTTGAGCGCAGCCGCAGAGTTCGCCTTGTCGGTGCCGATCATACCGATACCCTGTGCGTTACGGCCGAGCGCGATGTTGGTATCAAGCAACTGATCGCCGAAGCCAGTCATCCGCGCCAGCGCATCGGCTTGCTGGCCGCTGAAGGCATTCTGGCTTTCCTGTGCTTTACTAGCCGCATCAGCCACCACCTTGGGCGCACTGTCCTGCCCTGGCAGATACCCGCTGTCCGACGGCCGTGCATTCAGAGCCGCCACGAAAGCGGCTTTGCGCTTGTCTGCTGCGGCATTCTCTGCGTTCGGGTCATTGAGCTTTCTCGCGCTATCGTAGGACTGATCGAGAAGTGCTTCCTGCTCGCGCGTCTTGGCCTTCTGCCGCCCCTGCTCGGCGGTGTACGCCGCCTGCGAGGCGTGCTTGGCCTGCTGGTTGCCGAAGTACTGTGCGACAGTACCGGCCGCCGCGAGGCCAAGGCCGATGGAAATGGGATCGCACATCAGCCCACCACCTTTGCTGAGCCGCCGGAATTGGAGAATAGGCCCCCGCCACGCCCGCCGAAGAAGCCACCATAGTCGTTACGCGCGTTCGAACCGATGGCCGACAGGCCGGCGGTGAAGTTGGCGAAGAGATTGGACAGCGGAGAATAGGCGGTCTGTGGCTGGTTGAGCGCCTGAGCCTGCCGGATGGCAGCATTCGCCGCAGCCGTGTTATCACCCGTGGCATTGAGCTGCGTGATGATGTTGCTGCGGACGTTCTCCACGTTCTGCCGCGCCTGATTGGCCGTGTCCTGCGCCTTGTTAGCGATGTCCAGTCGCGACTGATCGAACTCGTTGGTGAGTTCCTTGTTCTTGTCGATCGCAGCACTGGACTGGAGAATGCCACTCCGGTCGAGAGCGTAGATCATGTTGTCCTTGGCCAGCTTATACGAGCGGTCAAGCTGCGGTGTGGCGTAGTCGGAATACGCCTTCGCCTGCTTCTGGTAGTACTCGTCACCAAAGCCGCCACGGCGCGTCTGTGTCGTGAACAGCTTTCCTTGGCGGATCAGATCTTCAGCAGTCTTGCGGTTCGCTAGCGGCCCTGCCAGCCGCGACAGGATCAGGTCGATACCCTTGCCACTGCCATTGGCGGAAGGAGTCATCCCGAAGACGCTGCCATCGGACAGGTAATAGGTCTTGTTGGGGTCGTAACTCGTGGCGACGCCAGTAGCGCCAGTCACGGTGCCGTCGAAGATGGAGTTGATGCTCTCCATCCCGGCCTTGATGCGCGCTTGGCGCGCAACTTCGTCCGCACGCTGCTGTTTAGCGATCTCGCCTGCGCCGCCGTCCCCACCCCCGAAGCACATTACGGCTTCTCCCAAGTGTAGACGTGAAAATCCTCGCCCTCACGGCCATAAGCGCGGAGCGTGGTCTCGCGCTTCGCCCCGATGGTTTCAAGCCAGCGCTGTGCTTCCACATGGCCCTCCATGGAACGGCATTCGAGACGGTGCGCGCCACCGTCCCATAGCATCGGGACAATATAGCGGATGATGAGTTTTGTCACCCCCAATCCGATTTTGGGGAGACTGTCGGTCGCAAAGAACCACATTGACCACACGCCCGGCCACATGGGCGCGCAGCCGAACACAGCTACCGGCTCAAGCTGGTGGTATGCCACCCATGACACCGGACCGGTGTTGATCACCGCCTCGTGAAGCTGCTCTTCCTCCATGCCGTAGAACTTGGTGGCGAAGATCTCCCTCCGGTCCCATTCGCGCATGTTGGAAATGACATGCCTGACAGGCGCATCTTGTAACCCGGTGAGCCGCATCAGTGCGCCTTTTCCGCTTCGTAGTGGATCACGATCTTTGACAGCTTCGCCGGGCCAGCGCGCTCGTTGACGAACCGCAGCTTGATCATCGGGCTCGTGCCTACGAAGTCTATATCAAGGCCGGACATAGTGGCGCTGGTGCCATCCTTGATCGTCGCGATCTGTGTCCACACCGTCGGGCGGTCAGGGTCGGTATTGATGTATACCTTCCATTCACCTTCACTCACCATGTCGAAGCCTGTGAAGCGCTTCCATGTGCCGATGGTGTTGCCGTCGATGTATGGCAGCTCAACCTCTACCGGGGAGGCGTCGTACGTTTCACCGTCGTCACCGCCATAGAGGTAGATTGTGTCTCCCGAGCGCGCCCACAACTTTCCATCCATGGGCACCCAATCGGTGATCTGGAAGCCGGGGTCATAGCGCGACCAAGACGAGATCTTCGAGGCCGGGAAGTAGCTGAAGGCGTAGGCGCGGGTTCCGATCTGGCAGATATACCGGCCGTCGACAGGCTCCATGACTGCACACGAAGCCTGCTTCGTGGCATCCGGTAGCGCGCGCAGGTACTCGATGATCTCCGGGTCGATCGGAGTCCCGAGGTCGGATACGCCCGCTTGGTTGGATGCGTCACGCACCTTGAGAGACCGGACTCCGGTATCCGACAGGAAGATCACGTCGATGTCGCCGAAGTTCACGATCGTCTTGTTGGCGAACGTGCCAATGTTCGGGATCACCTGCCGCTGCGCGTTCTGGAGCGGATCTGGGTCGACGTAATAGATCTGCGTGTTGCGGCGCGCGAATACCGCGACGTACCCCTGATACCGCCCGAGCCCGACCAGCGCTTCACTGCCGGCGCTCTCGTTCGACATGTTGATGAAGCCGTAGCCAGTCCCGGAACCCCACTTGGTCGGGTCAGCGATGGCAGAAAAATTGAACAGGCTATCCGAGATGGCGTATACCTTGCTTTTGACCGTCAGGAGGGCCGTGGCCTTCTTGCCCTGCGTATTTGTAACGCCGGATGCTGGATCCCAATCCGTCACGCGCACGCCGTCATAGAAGCAATAGTTGCTCCCGTTGGCGAAGATCGCAGACGCGAACACCTTGCCGTCGAAGAACTCAACGTCGTTGATGCCGGCCATCACCTCGCCGCTGGGGTGCGCAAGTACCTGGTTCGTCACACCCAAGGGCACGGCAGCAGCGGACGATGAAAAAACGTATAGCACCCCGGCTGCACCAGCCAAGCCGAACGTCTCTCCAGCCGGCAGGGAGTACTTCGGCACGAAGGCCATGCGCTTCTCGATCTCCCCGCCGCGCGTGATGTGCGCGTTGGTCAGAACCTGGAGCGACCCCGGCGGCGAGGCGGCCGACAGCTTGCGGCGGTCAAGGCCACTCTTGAAGTCCTCGATGACGACGTAGGGCATTAGCGCGCTCCAATTGAGCGGGCGATCGCCTCCCGCAAGCTGCTCGGATTGGGAGTGTACTTACCTTCCTCAGAAGCCGTCGCAAAGACGGGAAGGCCCTGCGATATCCGCTGTTCCGCGAACTTTTGCGCGATACCCTGAATGGCGCGCATCATGTCAGGGTTCTGCTGGTAGAAGCGATCCTCTGGTGTGCTCAGGAGGTAATCTAGCTGCTGCTGATTGAGGCCGGGGACCATGGATGGTACGTGATAATGCTTCCCTCCGATCTCCACGCCGATAGAGAGTTCACTGCTTTTTTCAGATGGATTGTCCTTGCGCGGAAGCAACCCGTAATACCCGTTTCCCTTATAGGGCAAGTCGTTCGGAGGGACAGTCCCAGCCCAAGGATCGGTGTCTGGAACCTGCTGCGTTCCGTACCTGAAGCCATACCCGCGGTCAGGGTACGGGCGCGTCGGATCGGGGAGCATCGAGGGTGGTTGGCTGGCCATCAGGGGTTCCGAACGTAGGCGACGAGCGGCGAGCGGGTGGCGAAGCGCGGATCAGGCTTGCGCTGGTCGTTCATGTTGAAGCTGTTGGCCTTGGTCTGGATGCTCCGGCCCTTGATCACACGAAAGCGCTCGACTGCCTTCTGCTGCTTGACCTGCGCCTCGGGAGAGCCCTTGCGCGCCAGGTACTCCGACGCGGCGAACAGGGACACCATCATGTCGTCGAGATCGCAGCGGTCAGCATCCGCCACCAGATCGGTCTTCTTCTTGATCCCGGTGATGCGGATCTTGTTGCCGTCGGACACAGGGATCGGCCACAGCTCGATCTGCGGGCCGACACCCGTGTACTTGATGTCCCACCGGAACGTCGGATCGACGCGGACATCCAGATCCGAGTTGTAGGTGTTGTAATGCTCGGGGTAGACGCCGCGATCAAGCGGATACCAGCGGTTGCCCCAATAGAAGTCGACGCGCTCGATACGGTCGAGGTCGAAGTCGGCGGGCACGTCGTAGTAACGCTCCCCGGCCTGCGTCAGCAGGTCCGAGTGCATCCGCAGGAACGGCCAGTCGAACTCTTCATAGAGCCGGTCGTACTCACGCTTGATCAACTGCACGAGCATCGGCCGCACGTTGAGCGACAGGGCCGGATCGGGATCCAGCCCTGCCTCAAGGCGCGTCATGTCCAGGATCTGCCCCAGGGTATTGTAACGCGCCATGTCGCCCTCACTCTTCCGGCTGGTCGTCGATCGGCTGCTCCACCAGATCGGGGTATGCTTCCGCAAACGCTTCGGGCGGGTAGACCGTGATCTCGTCGCCGTCGGAGACGACGATGCTGCCCGGCTCGACGCGCTTCACGCCATCGCCGTCCTCGATCTCGTGGTAGACGCGCGCGCGATAGCGCTGCGGTCCTTCGGCTTCAGGCACTTCGGCGGCCTGCGCCGCTGCCTCAGTCTTCTTCCGCGTCATCTTCGGCCTCCGGTTCGGGCTGCGCTTCTTCCTCACGCAGCGGGTTCATAAGGTGCGCCATGCCGATGTCCTTCAGCGTGACGGGGAGCTTGGGCATCGCACCGGGGAATAGCTGCGCGAGCAGGGCGCCATTCCCGGCGTCCATCAGGCCGTCCGGGGCGCGGCCGTAGGACGCCTGAAGGCGGTCCCACTCCTGCGCGTTCGGGCGCTTGTCCATCTTCTTCGGCTTGATGTTGGCAACTGCGCTGTCGCCGTGAATGGCGCGCAGGACGATGATCTCGGCGGGCGTCACATCCGTCTTGAGGACGGTATGCCCGGCGCTGTCTCCGAGGCGAACCTCGCAATCACAAAGCTGCATGTCTGGCTCCTATGCAGTGGTGGGGAATAGGGGCGGCCGGAGCCGCCCCTACAGGCTTCACGGTCAGTACTGCGGCTGGCCGTAGAAGTTGGGCTCGGGCAGGGCGACGAGCAGCGCGTAGCTGCGCGATCCGTCCGGGGCCGAGTTCGGTGTGTAAGTGCCGCGCACGTCGGCCGAGGTCGCCGTTGCAGGGACAGTGATGCCCGCGCCAGCGACGATGGTGCCCGAGGTGGCGGTGGCGCCGTCCTGCGTTTCACGGAGGATCCACGTCGCGTTCGGCAGGTACACCGGCAGGCCGATGATCGTGCCGTCGCCGACCGACAGGGTGCCGGCCATGGTGGCCGACACCGACACGGCAGTCACGGCGTAGAACGCCTTCTTGCCCTGGACGGTGGTGGTGCCATTGCAGGTGATCGCCTCGCGCATGGTGTTGCCATACATGTCGGTGCCGGTGACGGTCACGACCTGCGTAGTATCGCCAGCGTTCGACGAGACGACGTTCACGTTGCGCCCGGTGGGAGCACCGAGCAGCACAGTGCCGGTGGCGCTGCTGTACTTTGCACCGCCAGTGATGACGGCAGCGACGTTGGTGCCCGAGATCGCCTGCGCCGCGCAGACCGCGGTTGCCGAAGCGGTGGTCGGGGTGCCGAGGTTGACGAGGCAGTCGAAGACCGGCGTGACAAAGGTGTCGAGGCCGGGGCGGATGTACGTGTCGACCGCGTTCCGCGGCGTCGTCACCGAGTTGGCCGCGCCAGCGCGGTCCAGTTCGACGGTGTACCGCGTCCCGGCCGGGATCGTGGTCGTACCGTTGTAGGTGATGGTCGCCGTGGTGTTGCCGAGCGAGACGGTGATATTCTCGGGGCACGAGAACACCTTGCCCAGCACGGACAGGCGGTGACGGGCACCAATGACGAAATCGCCACGGGTGTACCCGGTGGGATAGGACACGACGATCGTGCCGCTGGTGGCAACGGCCGCCGAAGTGTACCCGGTGATGGTCACAACGCTCATTTCAGTTCTCCTTCGTCCGAGCGTCAGGCGGCTTCGTAGACGCCGTGGCAGTTGAGCTGGTCGGCGACGAGGCCACCCGTCCAGGTCAGACCGCGGTACAGGACGTACTTTTCGGGCGGGCGGGCCGGGGCGTGCTGCTTCCAGTCTTCGCCGTCCATGGCGTCCAGATAGACGTGGTTCGGGTCGAGGAAGTAGCAGAAGTTGCTGTAGCCGAGATCGTCGAGGGTCGGGTCATAGACGAACGAGCCAACGCCTCGCATCGAGATCTGCGCCATGCCGATGTCGGTCTTGCCGGTGTTGGCGAAGCCCTCCATCGTGTAAGTGCCCTTCTCGTGGATCTCCGCTTCGAGCTTCTCGATGAAACCCGAACCGGCCAGAAGCAGCGACGGCTTACCGCCGTAGCGGCGGAGCTGACGGACTTCGGTGCGCAGCTTCTTCGTCAGCGTCTGGTTGGTCGGCGACGAAGTGATCTTCGGGCCGGTGTTGCCGGTCGAAGACAGCGAGCCGACGAACGCACGGTTGCGCCACCAGGTGTTGCCGGCGCGGTCGATGCCTCCGGTGAAGCCCGAGTTCGGGGCCAGCGAGACGATCGACTGGATGCCACCGAAGACCTTCGACGACTGCGTGCCATCGCGCCAGAGGATTTCGTTGAACGAACGGGCCGAGCCTTCGGCCATGTCGTCCAGCTTGTCTTCCAGCAGGTTGGTAATCGCGGTCATCTCGCGATCGGTGTGCTGCGAGGTGTTCTCGCCGTTGAGGCTGTCGACCACCGAAATGCCGTCGGCCTTCAGTTCGGTCAGCGTCATGGCGATACCGGCGTGCAGTTCCTTCCAGGGGAAGTTGACCTGCTTCAGGTTGGCCGGGTTCACGTAGGACACGGTGTCGTCGTGGCTGTAGCCCTGGAACGCCGTGCTGTATTCGCCCTTGACGTTGCGGCGAATGTCGCTCTTGCCGCCGGGGAAAGTCTTCTGCGACTTCTTCATGGCGTCATAGAGCGGACGGGCCTGGATGGACTGCGCCATCGCCGGGCCCTTGATGTAGTAATCGAGCGCTGCGCTCGCGATGTTGTCGAGTTCCTGTGCGGTAAACGGCATGGAAGCCTCCTGCTACCTATCGATTGACTGCTGCCGCGATGGCCGCCCGAAGTGACTGGGGTGCCGTCGTGACGCGCGCGGACTGTCCGGCGGGTGTCGGGGCGATGGGCCGCGGCTTCGGGACGAACTGCTTCAGCGTTTCGTTCACGTTCCGGTAGGCTTCATCGACAAGAGCGAGCGCTTCTTCCTCCGATGCGGGGCGGGCCCCGCGCCTCTGGATCAGCGCCAGCACCTGCGTTTCCACGAGTGCCGCCTTCTTGGTGGCGTAGTCAGGATCCTTGCCTTTGATGCCGTCCTCCCACTGCTTGACAGCAGTGGCCAGCCGAACCGCCTGGACGCGCTGGGCCTCTTCGGCCCTCGCTTGCTCGGCGCGCTGCTCGTCCTGTGTGCGCAGGTTCTGGAGATTGCGGGCGTTCGCCCGCTCCCTTGCCAGTTCCTTGGCCACTTCCTCGTCGACCAACCCCTGATCGACCTTCTGCTTGAGGTCGTCGGGAAGCTGGTTGCCAAGGACTTCATCGAGCCCGGCCAGTCGTTCCGCGAACCATTGCCGCGCCTGGGAGAGGTTGCCGAGGTCGCCGCTCTTGAGCAGGGCCATGATCTCGAAGCCTTGCGCAACTTCCTCCCCCGTGAGGTTGGACTGCTGCATGAAGTTCGTGATCGCGCGGTACTGGTCCGCGTCCTGCTTGTAAGCGTCGCGCTCCTGCTTCATCTCCTGCCAGCGGGGATGCTTGTGGAACGGGACATCATCATCGGCTTTTTCGGCGTCGACCGGAGTATCCGATCCATCACCCGTTTCCGGGTCAGCCTCATCCGACTTTGCCTCGGGAGTGGACGACTCTTCCGTAACCTGCGGCTTCTCGACGGCCTTGCGAATGATGCTGTCGAGAGAGGGCTGGTCTTCCTGTTTAGCGTCCGTTGCGTCCGCGCTGGACGATTGCGCGGGGTTAGCGTCCTGAGACGCCCCGTCCGTCACCGCCGAAGCAGTCTGGTCGAGGACTTCATTTTCCGAAGCGGGCGAGGCTTCGGTGCCGTTGATGGACATCGTTTAGCGCCTTTCTGATCTCTGTTTACGGTTGTTGGGCTCCAAAATCAACATTCTCTACATCTGATTGGGTTGCGCTCCCTGATTGAAACTCGGCTGCGCGGTGCCACCCGGCTCCTGCGCCCGCGTCTTGTCGCCGCCTTCGGCGCCCTGGTTCCCCGGCTCGGTCGCCGGATCGCCCGTCGGAACCTGCGCCATGCGGTTCTGCGCCATGATCGAGGGAATGCCCTCCAGCCATGCGTCTTCAAGGTCGGTGTCGTCATCTGCGATCTTGATCGCACGCTCCGCGAGCCAGCGCGGCGAGATGCCGGGGATCTGCACGAGCAGCGGGTACATGCGCTCGAAGGTGGCCGCATCCTGTGCCTGGTTCGGGCGGCCGGCGGAGCCAGCTTTGATCTCCAGGCTGATCTCCTGCATGATCTCCATGCGCGACAGCTCGGGCCACACAGCGCCAGGACCGGCGATCTGCATCACCGTCTCCGCCGACATGTTCATCAGCAGAACCTGCCCGGCCGAACGCATGACCGCCGACAGCATGTCGTCAAGGTCGTCGCTGTCGAGGCCGACAGCGCCTTGCAGCGACTGCGCCGCGATGCTGCTCTCGGTCGCCGTGCCGCCAGCCGTGCCGCCGATCATCGACTGTTGCACGCCAACCACGCGCACCGCGTCGTTGAACAGCCCTTCCGTCTCATAGAGGTTCGGGTCGACGCCGATCTTCTGGACGGGCGAGAGGATGTCGCTCGACTTCATGCCGTCGCGCAGCGCGTTGAGGATGATCACGTCGTGCGCGCCGTGCCCAGCGAGCGACTTCTGCTCTTCCTCGTCCAGCGCGCCCTGCGGCGCGACGTAGAGCGGGCGGTTGGCAATGCGGTGCTGGCGCAGCGCTTCCTTTGCCCGGTTGTACTCCTTCTGGATGTGCTTCAGGAGTTCCACGTCCGACTTGGGGAACAGCTCGCCTTCGTTTTCCACGTCGTTGAACGTGATCGCCCACACCGGGAAAAACTGCTCAACCACGACTTCAGGAGCCGCAGGCTCGCGCAGGAAGTCGGGATAGCCGTCGCACACCACGTATTCGAGGCCGGTGGCGCGGTCCCATATATGCCAGACGCAGGCAAGGCCCTTGCCGTCGGCTTTGTAGCGCGCGCGGGTTCCGCCCCACGGCTGGCCGGCCTGCTGCTTGTAGCTGGAATAGTTCTTGCCCACGTCGATGCCGTAGACCTGCTTGATCGCGTCAGGCGACAGGATCACCTCCTTGGCGATCCACGGCGCTCCGATCCAGCCGACCAGCTTCTCCGCCTCCGGCGCCGGAATAATGCGCGTCGAGTGCGGGAACTGCCACACCAGCCCCTCGCGCACGATCATCTCGGGCTCGTTCTGCATGGCCTGTATGGCAAGGCGCAGTTCTTCCGCCTCTGCGGCGTTCGGGTCCGTCTCACCGTCCTGAAGGTCGGCCTGAAGCTGGCCGATCTTCGCCAACCGTTCGGTCATGTCCGAGATCTTGGTCGACTGGTCGTCCGACAGGTCCATGATCCGCTGGAAGCCGAGTTCGATGTAGCCGACGCCCGTGGTCCGCGCGCGGCGGATCATGTGCTTCATCTGCGTCTTGAAGTCTGGAACCTGCTCGGCCATGAAATACTCGATCAGGGTGACGAGGGTTTCGCCAACCTTGTCGATCATCTTCAGCCGCTCGGCGTTCTGCTGCACGTCCTGAAGCAGCAACATCACCTCAGGCGCGGGGGGAATGCCGGTCATCTGCGCCTGCTGCATGGCCATCATGGCCATCTGGAGGCTGTCGGGCTTGCCGTCCCAGACCTGAAAGTTCATGCGGTTGCGGCGGCGCGCGATGACCTTCGGGTTCTTCGCGTAGAGCGAGGACACTTCCTGCTTGATGATGCGCTGGACGAAGTTAGCGACGTAGCGCTCGTCATCGTCTCCCTGTCCCGGCCACTGCTTGCCGGACACGAAGTCCATATTCTTGCGCATCCGGTCGAAGTCGGTCTTCCAGTGCTTGCGCGCCTCTTCGACCGCCTTGGTCCACTTCGTGACCAGCGCCGCCCGGCTTTCGACGGGCTCCGGCTTGCCGCGCTGGAGCGTCTTCTGCACCACGCCACCGATGCCGCCGTCTTCGCCCTGCGTAACCTCGTCCATCACATGCCCCTCATGTTGGCACTCAACCGCCGCTGGCGGTCACGGAACCGCGCGTCATGCTTCACCCATGCCAGAGTTCCCGCCTTCGGGCCAGTCCGTTCCGGTGTCGGCGTAGGCGCAGCCCGCACAATCCTGTCGAGGCCGAGGCCGATGTGGGCAAGCGCGTCGACGAAATCGTCATGCCGCGCCTGCGGGAACTTCAGCAGTTCCTGCCGCGCGTCTTCGTACCACGGTTCGTAGCCGGGGATGCGCACCATGCCCATGGCCATGCGGCCCTGGATCGACTGCGCGCGCGTCACCTTGTCTTTCGACGGAACCTGCTCCTGCACGTTCACGTAGACCTTCTCTTCGGCCATGCGCTTGTAGAGGAACGGGCCGATCGACTTGGAGATGTGGCCGCTTTCCGCCCACCAGACCAGCGGCTTCCACTTCTTCATCAGCGCGATCATGGCGTCTACCACGGTGTCCGTCTTGGCGCGGCGCCACCAGACATCAAGGATCCAGATCATGTTGCGCTCGTCCACGCCGACGATCATCAGGCAGGTCTTGTCATGCTCCTGCTTGGTGCCGACCGCATGGTCACTCGCGGCGTAGATGCGCAGGCGCTCCGGCGCTGCCCCAGCCTTGTACGGCTGGATCATGTGCGCCTGAAAGAAGTCGCCGTCCTCAGGCGTCGGGCGCTGCTGGTAAAGCGCAGAGAAGCCCTTGGGGTTGGTCCGCTTGAAGGCATTCAGGTACTCGATACCGAAGCGCTCCGGCCACAGCGGCTCTCCCGGCTGGCGACCAAGGACATCGTTCTCTTCTGCGATCGCCGGGATGTTGATGATGTCCCATGCCTCCGCCTCTTCGGCGTCGTAGTGCGGATTTGTCGGATCGGTAATGCGGCCCACCAGGTCGTCTTCATGCCAGCGGGTCTGGATAACGATCATGGATCCGGTGTCGGACATAAAGCGCGACTTGATGTCGTTCTGGAACCACTCCCACAGGGCGTTCCGCACCGTCTCCGAGCGCGCTTCCTCGCTGTTCTTGATCGGGTCGTCGATGATGATCAGGTCCGCGCCGCGGCCGGTGATGGTGCCACCGCGACCGAGAAAAAACAGCGCCCCACCTTCTTCCGTCTCCAGCCTGTCGGACGCCTTGGAGCCCGTCTTGAGCTCGACATTGGGAAACACCTGGCGGTATGCCGGCGTCAGCATGATCCCACGCACGGCCTTGCCGAAGTCTTCGGCGAAGGTCTGGTTGTAGGTGCAGACCGCGACGTAGCGATACGGGTCGCGGCCGATGTACCACGCCGGGAAGCGCTTGGATGACAGCTCGGACTTGCCGTGGCGAGGCGGGAAGGTGATGATCAGGCGGAGCCGGCGGCCTGCCTCAACATCTTCCAGCGCCTTGGCGAGCGCGCGGTGGAAGTACTGCGCCTGATACCGAGTGAGTTCCGCGTCGTCAGGATCTTCCTTGTCCGGCATCGTGAACTCGGTGAATCCGATCAGGCTGTCCCGCGCCTGGCGCGCCTTGAGCAGGCGCATGGCAGCACGGCGCTGTTGCAGCAGGGCCTGCTGCTCAGCCTCGATGCGCTGCCGCTCTGCCTCTTCCGGCGTCAGTGTGGACTTCTGGCGGCTCATGGAGTGGTCGTATACCCCTTGGCGAAGGCATAGAGGCCGGCAATCGTCGCGCCGATACCGCCGAGCCACTTGATCGCCCGGCCGAACCACGAAGCAGCCTCCCACGCGCGGATGATGTCGCGCAGCGTACTCATGTCCTCCTTGATCGGGCGAACATCCTCACGCAGAGAACGCAATTCCTTCAAAATCGCCTGCTGGATGGGGTCGGAGACGTGTTCAATAAGAGAATCCAGGTCCATTTCTACCCCCTGACCAGCAAAAGATCGGCGCTTCCGATGACAATAAAATCAGCCGCCCTTGGGCGGATGAAGGACGCCACTACGGCAGTCCTTCCGTCGATTTCGACAGCCCCTGTGGCAACGACCACACCAACTCCTGCGGGAATGGTGGTATTTCCGCTTGCAACGATGTGTTCGATCGCTTTCTCGGAAGAGCCGTTGCGCGAAAGACACATCCACTTCGCGCCCTGCGGCCCTGCCTTCAGAAGCATTTCTGAATGCCCCACATGGTCGTTCGACCAGCCATTTTCCGCGTTCGGTCGCCATACCCCCACGCTATCGAAGACGCGCCCCGGAATAGCGCCTTCAAGCATTTCCGTGCTGCCATGGTAGTAGAAAACGCCATAACTCTCTGACGATGCCGTTTGGACGAAACGGAACTCTTCTCCCACGTCCAGCGTCACGATGTCGACGTTGAGCGCGCTGTAGCGATACACAACGTCACGCATCACAGTTCCTCCGGCTGGTTGAACTGCTCAAGCACGACAGGATAGCCGTCGTCGGTCTCACCCTCGACAACGAGCGGCTGAGGGGCTTGTGGTGCCGCAGCTTCTTCATCCATGACGCTACCTCAGATAGACCTGCACCGTCCCCGTAAACGGAGTGGTGCCAATGGTCGGCGTGTTGAACGTGGTGTACCCGCCGCTGGAGTTGTACGATCCGGTGCCGAGGGAATAGACTGTCCCGGCGATCTGGATCTGCGAGAAGGCGGTGGTTACGTTACCGGCAAGCATCACGACAACCGTAGACGACAGGGTAGTGTGGTAGATGCCCTTGATCGTGATGCCGTTGGCAGAGGCAGGGGAGATCGAGCCGAATGCCGTTCCAGTGGCTGTGGCGTCAGCATATCCCGTGTAGAAGAATGGCGTCTTGCCTCCGCTGGAGTACGATCCAGAAGTGATCGTTTCCAGATACCCGCCAAGCGTCAGGCTTGCGGCTATCGCCATTACGCCGGTCACGAGACGTTTCCGCTTACAACCCAGGTCGTGCTGGCGACCTTGATCACCGTGCATACGCCGTAGGCGGCAATCGTGCGAGTTCCCGTGCTGGCTGTCCCGGCCTGCCGCAGTGTGTCCGTGGTGATCGAGAGCGTCTGTCCGGCGTTGCTGTTGTTGTAGATGACAATCGAAGCGCCTATCGGGAACGCGACGCTCGCGTTCGCGGGGATCACCACGCCTCCGGTGGTGGTGGAAATCATGGTTCCAGCGTCTGCCAGTGCGAGGGTGTAACTGGCAGTCTTGGACGTTACCGGGAGGCCCTTGTAGCCGACATCCTGAAATGCGCCGTATCCGTCCAGTACCTGGAAGCCGGTGGAAGTGGCCTTGGCCACATCGACACCGCCGCCTGACAGGAAGACATTGGCACCGCGGACCTTCATGTCCTTCCACACGGAACCGCTGCGGTCATAAGCCTGCACGTAGCCGATGGAGGCGGAATAGAGCGTCTCCACGCCAGACCCAGCCGCAGGCGCGCCTGCTCCGGTTACGCGCTGCGTGTACGACCAGTTCGACATACCGGTGATGTCGATTGTGGCCGCGTCAGCGCCCAGCGCTGCGCTGTAGAACGACAGGAGATCTAATCCTGTGCCCTGCCGGATGTACCAGTCATTGCCGCCTGTCCCACCTCCGATGCGGACGCCGACATTACCCTGTGACTGGCTCTTGCGTGCCACGGAGGTATATGCGTCTCCAGCATCCTTCTTGGCGCCGAGAAGGTAAGTCCCGGCCGTCTCCGTCCCGGCCGCAAGCCCGCCTTGCGCGCGGAATGTCCCGGTGATGTCAAGGCTGGTGAAGCCGATCTTGGAGGAAGTGACGGCGCCATCCGCTATCTTGGGTGTCGTTACCGCGCCGTCCGGTACGACTGTGGTGGTCGATCCATAGATGATCACCCATTTCCCGGCCGCAAGGTCGGTCGCAAAGGTGCCGGACGTATGCGCCGTGGCACAGATATAGGTGCTGCCGGAATTGGTCACGACATCGTTGACGGCGTAGACCACAGGCGTCGCCCACGCGCCACGGATGTTCCAGAGCGATGACGCGCTGAAATATGCGATCAGGTCAGGAGCAGCCTGCGCGATACCAACAGAGCCACTGACCAGTTCGCCGTCGTCGCGCTGGATAAGCGCGAGGTTCGCCAGCGTGGCATCAAGTGTCGACTTGACTGCGTTGAACTCGGCGTCGAGCTGTACGCCAGGCTGCTGGTCGGACGGGTAATTCGAGGAAAAGCCCGTGAAGTCATACTGTCGCGAATAGGCGGTCGGCTGGGACATGGCTTCTACCTCAGATGTTGGCCCGTTCTATCGGTGTCGGCCTCCAAAATCAATTCTAGAGGTTGCTGGTCGAAGACACGAGCAGCCAGTGCGTCCCGCTGAAAAGGAGATGCGCCACGTCGTTGATCGTATTCAACGTCACGCTCGCATTCGCCGGAGTCTGGATGCCGTAGCTTGCCGCGCCTGAGGTTGTCACGTCGCGCAGAACGATGTCGCGCGCACTGTCCGAGGTCCGCAGGTAGATCACATCCCCAGCTCGGAAACCTGTATTCGCATACGGCATGATCCGGTCGAGATCGTCGCTCGCCGCCGCGCCTTCGGTGTCAGCGCGAAGCATGATGACGCGGTTCTGGTTCTCCACCACCTCGATCACGCCGGATGCGATCGTGTACGTCGCACCGTTATCGGCGTACTTGGTCTGGATGTAGCTGGACGAGCCGAAGCTGGAGGAAATTACGCCGTCTGCATCCTGGAAGTCGATCTCGTTGCCCATGGAGTACGACAACCCGGCCCAATCGGCCTTAGGATAGGTGGTCGTGTCAGTGACGGAACCGACGGCAGTGCCGTAGATGGTATATCCGGCATTACCGCCCTTCGGGCGGCGCCATGTGTTCCGCTCCACTGCGATGTCAGGGCAGTTGGAAGTGGCGTTGAACAACGCAACGAATGCCCCACCGCCAGTATAGCGGAACGAGCCATCCATGGTGTTGTTGCGGAACGTAACTCCTGCCGAATACTGCGACAGGTCGGCAAGGAACCGCCCCATGTAGCTGTGGCTGTTGTTGGCGTAGGTGATGTAGCGCTTGGAAGACGACTTGTAGGTAGTGCTAAAGCTGGTATTGAGACCGACGAAGCAGTGGGAGATGGAATTGCTGGAAATATCAGCCAGCACATTGCCCCACTGCCACTCCAGCGTGTTGCTGTCACGAATGTCCACCGCGCCGTAGAAACCACGGATCGTGTTCCCGCGAACAACAGCTCGGCGAGGCCCGCCGTAGGCGAGGACGATACCGTATGTCGGAGACGCCACAGAGCCATCCGTTGTGTCCACGTTTCCGTACAGCCGGTTATCTGTGATCGTGGGCATGTATCCACGGATGGTGACGGCATCATCACCACACCCCGCAATCACGTTGCCGTTCCAGTTCTCCTGGTAGCTTCCGGGGTGGCTGGTCAGGCCCTCGTAGCAATTCAGGAACCACGAGTTCTTGCAGAACGGGCGGATATTGACGTGCTGCGCAGACGAGGAATACGAGAAGTCGACAGACTGGCCGCTATAACTGTCCCATACTCGCTCGAAGCCACAGTCCTGCGAGCCGATGACGAAGAAGCGGTTCATCGTGCCGTGCATCGAGGCATAGGACCACGCGAGCGACGGATCGTTCACATGGAACATCATCCGCTCACTGCCGCCACCGACGCATTGCAGCGAGTTCTGGATGCTGATTGACTTGCCGGCGAGGCGACCGCGCTCGATCACGTCAGGGGAAATGATACAGCGCACAGCCCAATTCGTCTCGAAGATCGACGAGCCGGACACAGCACGGGAGAACTTTCCGCCAAGAACGCGCGCATTGACGCAGGGCGTAACCTTTTTCGCCGCAGACGTAGTGCGCAGCGTTTCCGTCTCCCCGGCAGCCGTGGTCTTGTAGCTGGCGAAGATGATGGCGTCAGCCAGCGTCACCGTGGACGAAGACGGCGCAGCCTGGACGTAATGGAACTCGGAGAAATAGGCGTACGGCAGGCTCGCCGTGCCATCCCCCAACCACCAGCCACCCGCGTCAGTGCGCGACAGCGCATTGCGCTGCGAGACAAGGTGAATGAGATCACCGGCAGCGAAGCCGTGGCTCGCAATAAACGACAGCGCGGTATCGCCGTTGGTGGCATCCGCGCCAAAGGACACTTCAGGGCCAACGGTGCCGTAGAACGTCACGCACGGAGACGGAGCGCCATCACAGTAGATCGTGACGCTCGGGTCCACCAACCACGTCACATTGGACGCCATATTGACTGCGGAAAGCAGGGTGTACGGGCCGCCACCAGAGGTATGGACCGTTCCGCCTCCAGCCAGTGACACGGCATCAATCGCGCGCTGCACTGCCAGAGCATAATCGTTTCCGTCCCCCAATTGCCGGAAAAGAGCGGGGTTGACGTAGTTTTCCATCGACTTCGACATGTCCTCGACGGTGCCGCCGGAGGCGGTTCCGATGAGGGATGCGCCCTGAGTCGAAGCGAGCAGCGCGAGAAGGTTGGAGTATCCGGCGGGGTCGAAGATCGGGCCGATGATCTTTTTGGCCGCAAGGTCTGCGGCAAAATCGACGGCGGTGTGGTCGACAAGCGCGACGTAGAGCGCGCCACTGCTCTCCACTATGTCACCAATAGTGAGCGTCTTTGCAACAGCCCATGACCCATTGAGGCGCAGCGATGCGCCGGACAGCATGGCCAGCACAACGTCGTCCAGCGCCTCGGGATGGACCGTCTTGTTGGCCAGCGCCGTGTCGTCGCGCTGGATAAGGCCGAGATTGGTACGGATCTGCTCGATCGTGAGCCGCGCCTCGTCAAACTCCTTGTCGAGATTGACGCCAAGCGTGGCCGTGGCCTTCCCGGCCTCGGTGCCGGTGAAGCGCGTCAGGCGTGTGTAAGGATCAGGCTGCGCCATCAAAAAGCCCCCGTCTTGGCGTTCAACCACGTTTCAACCTGTGCAAGCTGGTCTGCGGTAACTGCACCACCACGCACAATCGCTCCGTACAAGCGGCCATTAAACGGAGCAGACGTTCCTGCACGGCGACCGATATACAAGGGATACGTGCCGTAGTTACCGGTCCCTTGGTCTAGCGTGGCGTTACCATACTGAGTACCATTGATACGCAGGTCAGCCCTGTCGTTGGCAATGTCCCCAAGGCCAACCAAGACTGAGGTATTAGGAGATGCAAACCCTGCTTGGATTGTGCTACCGCCCACACCAGAGCCACGAGAGGCAAAGCCATAGTTAGCCGCGCTTGAACTTGGTGCAAAAAGACCGAAGGCTCCGGCATTAGATGCCCACACCGCGCTGGTCTCAAGCACAACACCGCTCACTGCATCGCTTAGCTTGCGGACGCCTGCCGCAAGCATGATCTTGTCCGACGCGGTGAAAGCGATATTCGCCGTTGCAAGACCATCGTCTACACCGTCAAACGACAGGTAATATCGACCAGAGGCATCCTGTTGCAGTGTTGGACGCTGGCTCGCCGTCGCCTGGGAGGCATGGTTCCCACGTCCAGACTTGTCGCGGATCAGGGCGACAGACTGCCCGGTCGCTGTAACTGGCGTCGTGCCACCTGTATCCTGAAACATCGTCGATAAATCGGACGGATCATACCACACGCCCTGCTCGCCAGCGGCAAAGAGGACGAGAGGCGTGAAAGGCGCCCGCCGCATGAAGACAGGCGAAGTGCCCAGGCCGATACCGGGCATCAGTAGCCCACGAGGATCGAGGTGGCCGTGGTGTTGGTCGACATCACGACGCGGGGGCAGATCGGGTGCCACACACCGGCCGCAAGGCCGGTGATCGTGACCGCCGCCGTGTCATCGACGAGGATGACCGCCACGTTGCCCGTACCGCCGACATAGAGTCCTCGGGGGTAGACGCCGTTGAGCTTGAGTTCGGCATTGTCTGCCGGCGTCACGGCGCGAACCGCGGTGATGCCATAAATGCGTTCGTGGCTGTCTGCTTGCGCCATCAGGGCCTCCTGTTGGCCAACCTATACCAGCAACGGCCGACAGCCTCAATCAAGAAACCGGAGCTTGTATGCCGTCTTCTGGTAGTGGCTGACGATCGTGTCGATCTGGTTCTGGAACTCCGGCACGTCATCCAGCGTGCGACGGATCTTGCGGAACTCTGCGATCCTGGCCGTGATGTGCGCCAACGGCTCCCTGGCCGTCACCGACGGCGTGGCAGGGATGTCGGCAAGCTCCTGCTCGCAGCCCTGCCAGCATTCCACCAGCTCGTCAGCGAAGCCCGGCAGGGCGTCGTAGAAATCCCCCAGCGCCATGTGCTGCGCGTAGGACTTCGTGCGCCAGTGCGCGCGATGGCCGAAGTCGCGGTCGGCGAGGAGGAGGGAGACGAGGCGCTCGATCATGCTGCGCCCTGCTGCGTGACAACCCAGCCATTGTGCGCTGTCGGATTGCGCCGCCAAGTCAGTTCAACGGCGTAGTTGTCACTGCTGATCGTCGCCTTGGTAATGCCGCCCGCCTTGATGACCAGCGTATTCGCGCCATTCACCGCCCCGCGCGACAACACCGTCACCGTGTAGCCGTTGAACAGGAAGTTGGTGTCGTTCATGATCTCGACGGTGCGGCTTGCGGTCAAAGCCGTTTGCGCAACGATCACGGTCGGCCCGCCATTGGTCGCCAGCGTGTAGTTCGCATCCCCGATGTCGTCGGACAGGCGGCGGACGTTGTTCCGGCCATAGGTGACGAAGTTTGCGCCCACGCCGCCGCCGATGCTGGTCATGGGGATGAGATACCCCGTCCCGCCGTCATCGTTGTAGCCGATCACCACGTTGCCCGCGCTCGCGCCGCTCAAGGTCACGTTGGCCGGGGCCTGCGACAGGTTGGTCAAGAAATACTCGATCTTGAACTCGCGCACCGCGCCGCTGAAGATCGAAAGGGCATTGGTCGTGTTGAACACGCTTTGCGTGCCACCGAAGAACAACTGGCGGATGCGCACCGCGCAACTCGGGGCATAGATGAGCGCGCTTCCCGTGAAGGCGTGCGTGCCGGTGTAGTTCAACGTCTCCAGTTTCAGGCAGTCTATATCCATTATCGCGCCGCTTTGCAGGCTGAAAAGCTGCTGCCCGGTGCCGCCACCAGAGTTGGTCCCGACCGACCCAAGGCACTCGATGGTGCCGATGGTCCAGTTGTAGCCCTTCACGTTGTTGAACGCGGGCTTGGACATGATGCTCATCTCGACGACGAACCGCCCCCACTTGTTGTTGGGAACGCCGTTGACCGCACCGGTCCAGTCCATTGCCGAGCCGCTGGTCGTGGCTGTGAACCGCAGGTCGTCCCAATCCGAACCCCACGGCCCCCCGATACCGGACACCACCTTGATCGCATCGTAGGCGTTGTTGAACGCAATGCGCCGGAACGTCGACCAGTAGACCATCGACGAGAACCGGATCAGCGAAGCCGACGTGTTCGTGGATGGCTGCGGAGCCGCGAACTGGAGGTTCACATCCTCCAGCAGGATGGAATGGAAGCCTCCGGCGTTGCTGGGGGCCTTGCCGCCAAGATCCAGAAGGGGTGTGTTCTCCGCCATCTGCGCGAACACCGTCGTCTCGGGGCCGTCCCCACTGACACCCCAGCCGTAGGTGTGATCCGTCGCGATGGTGGCGCTGACGCAGTATAACCCGGAAGGGGCGTAGCCCTTGGCGTGGTTCGCCGTCAGGTAGTTGATGAACGCCTGCACGGCAACCGTGTCATCCGTGCCGTAGAGGCACTGCTTGCCGCTGACAGTCGTGGACGCCGCATCAGCAAGATTGATGCGGTTACTCGATACGACAGAGGCAATCGTGGTTAGCAGGTTAGTGCCCGCTGCACCCGCCCCAGGCACAACAATGTCCTTACCTACGTCAGAAGACGAGAAAGTACTAAGGGAAAGATTCGATACCAACTGTTTTGAACCGGCAGAGATACCCGCGCCAACTGCGTACACCCCATCGCCCTTCGCGCCGAAATCCTTGATCGACACCACCTCACGGAACTTGTCTCGCGCCGAAAGCGTATACGTGTCTGCCGCGCCATGGCGGTAGTACAGCCCGTCAAGATTGTCCCCCGGAGCATCAAGCGCGCCGCGCTTCACAAGGTCGATACCGACCGTCAGCGTGGAGCCCGGCGCGACAGCGAAGCTGGCGGGCCAGGCGAAGCTGAAAGTAGTGGTGCCGTAGGTAATGGCAATCGGCCATGAACTCCCGGCATACCGCACCGTCCCGGTGCGCTTCAGGTCCGCGACGGCGTAGCCGGCGGGGAGCGGTCCCGTGACCGTCGCACCGGGAGCGATGCTGGAACTGCCAGTTCCGATGATGAAGCCTACCGATGCCATGGGAACCCCTGTTGGTGCTGTCGGTCACTGCATACCAGCGCGCGCCAGCGCGCTCAACAAAAAATGCCCCCGGCAAGGGGAAGCCGGGGGCAGGTGACAACCTTGGGAGAGGACAATGCGTCCGGCCATGCTTATGGCATGGGTGGCGGAGGTGGGGAAGGGGGTTGGTGTGGTTGGTTACACGTTGTAGCCAGTCCGTTTTCCACAGGAAATTTTGGAGAGGCGGCCGAACGTGATTTTCACGATCGGTCGGCGGTCCCCGCCGGGGGGTGGCCTACGGCCACCAGGCGCCTACCAGGCGCCTATTCCCGCCAGTCTGGCGTGGTGCGCTACGCTCACTAGGTAGTGACCTGCCATGCCTAACCCATTGATCCAAAAGGATAGGCCGGGGGTCGGATTGCGCGTTACGCCGCGTCGCCCTGCGATATGACCTTGGCGGCGCCAAGCGGCTTTGCCGCATCGGCGCGATCAGCAAGCGCCTCATCTAGCTTGGCAATGGTCGCTGCCAGCTCGTCCGCGCTCATGTCCTGTAGGCTCTTTTCCCTTGCGCTGTCGGGCTTTGCGCCATGGCCGGCCGCGTCGAGCATGTACTTCGCCGCGCCAAGGCGAACGTTGCCAGGGTTGCCAGGCTTCATCAGGTCGACAAGCGTGTTGTAGGCAATCGTCGCGCCTTCCGTCTCGATGAGACGAGAGCGCGCGTCGGACAGTGCTTTTTGGACGTTTGGGGACCGGATCGCCTGATACCCAGCCTCTCGATGTGCGTAGCCTGCAATCTTGGCCGCTTCACTGGCGTTCGGATTTTTCAGGTAAGCCGCGACAAAAGCCGCTTGCTGCGCAGTAAGGCCAGCCCCGCTGACTTCAAGCGCCATTTTTTTCTCTCTTTCCCCGCTTGACGTGGCGACAATCTGTCACTACGTGTTGGCTCAACAGGCCAACAGATACAACATCGGCCGACAACATCCAACCCGGAGATTGAGACAATGAATGAATTGACCGAAGGGACCGCCATCGTCGCCACTGTGTGGGGCAAGCGCCGTGAAGGGCAGATTGTCGAGAACCGCGGAAACGGCGTGGTGTGGGTGCGCTTCAATGACACCGGCAAAATGCAATGGCTCCACTCCAATAGCATTGAGCGCGCCTAATGCTCTCCACCGCCTGCACAATCGCAATCAGCATGGCCGGCGCCTACGCGCTGGCCAGCATGATCCACACAATCCGCACCTATGCACCAGCCGTGCGCAAGTTGCTCAAGGGGGAATGACCGATGACCAGTATCTACGAACAGCACGACAAGGCATTCGAGCAAGTTTCCGCCTATGTTGTCCTAAAGGACGGAGAAAAGGTTGCAACTGTCGCAATCAAGTATCCGCGCGATGGCGCCGGCCGCCTGTGGGCATACGTCCATTGGATAGGACTGGAAATGGTGCGCGGCTACGCTGGCGGATACGGCTACGACAAACGCACGGCCGCATGTGCAAGCGCTGCACGCAAGTTGCGGGAAGTTGCAGCAAACGCCAGTCATGAAGACGGGTCGCGAGCGAAGGAGCGTGGCCTTGTGCAATTCGAGCAAGCGCTTGCAACCGATGGCGGCCGCCATTGGGACGATTGCTTGCGCGACGCTGGCTTCACCGTGTTGCAGGCGGTTTGATCAAGCCGAAACGCGCCCGCAAGGCGCGTCCGCGCGGAGCGCTTCCCGCGCGCTGATGATGGCAGGCAAAAGGCCAGGACAGAGACAATAGGAGCTAGAGGGCAATGGCGCAACTTCCTCACAACATTGATCGCAGCGTATTCAAGGTCGGCGAATACGTCCTTTACGCAAAGGCAGGCGCCACCGGCTACACAATGCGCGTCCGCCGTGGCGGGAAGGGTTGGGAAACCTACTACCACGAACCTCTCGCAAGGCAGGCCGGTGGCGTATTCACCTACATGACAGCACGTACGCTCGCTGAATTGGGGGAGCGCGCCGCATGACCTACCAAGCCAAGCGCGAACTCAACCGCATTGCGACGCTCGCCGCGTTCAACGTGTGCGGAGACGCCAAGCGCGACAAGCTCAATCAGCATTCGACGCTCTATCTGTTCGCCGATGAATCGCGCCTGCAAATCGACCACACGCGCCGCCGTGCGAGCTGCTGGCACGTCGAATGGACGGGACAGGAACACGACACACACTTAGCCCCCATTCGCAACCTGCCGATCCTTGTAAACGCAAGAGGCGCCGCATGACCGCCCTGGCAGAGCTGGCAGGCGCCATCTTCTTCACCTGCGCCCTAGTGGCGTTCGTTCAAGAGCTTTGGGAGGACAAACGCAATGGCTGACAAGCACACGCCGGGACCGTGGCGCATTTGCAATACAAACCGCGGGCTATACATCGCCGGGCGGGATCCGGGCTATTTCGCCGAAATATTTTATGGCGACAAGACAAGCATGACGCATTTTCCAGAGCAACAAGCTAACGCCCGCCTGATAGCGGAAGCGCCCGCCATGCTGGAAGCGCTGCGCGCTTTGCTGGACGCCATGCCGGCGCCAGCCACGCGTAAACTGACTGCCGCATGGGATGGTGCCCGCGCCATCCTCTCCCGCATCGACGGCAAGCAAGGAGATGTCGCATGACCTGGAACCCGTCGAGCGCCAACCCGGCGCGTAAGGCCGATCGCGCCAAAATGGCCGCGTACCTTGTCGAGCTTGTAGAGAGCGCGGGTTTTACCGCTACCGTGACGCATGAATGGCCAGCCGCGCCTTCGCGCGAAACGATGGTCAGAATTGAGGCTGGCGACGCTTTCGTCGGCGTCGACTTCGGGCCGCTTGAGGCAACCAACGGCTATATCGTGCCGTGGAACACTCGCAACGGCGCACGCTTTTCGTCCGCCTTCGGCGTTGCCGTAGGTGCGCAAGTGAACCGATTTCACGGCCACAAGTGCATGGGCGCATATGTCCCCGACTTCGGACTTACTTGCACCTACGTCAACCGCGCCTTGCGCTGCATTCGTGACGGCAAGGCATTCGAGCAAGGGGATGCCGCATGAAACTCCACCCCTCCCAGGCCGACGAGCTGCAAGCCATGGCGGTAGCGTGCGCGGAGCGCGCCGCCGCCTATCGGCTGGCAGGCGACAGCCCCACCGCCTACCACTGGCGGCAAGCCGCCGAGCGCTGCAACTCGGCCTCGATCTGGATCCGCGACGCGTTCAGGCTTGAGCGAGAGGACGCGCAACGCAACCAACCCTGAACGTCACCACATGGCAGAGACACGAAAGGCCCTCGGGATAACCCAGAGGGCCTTTTCTCTATCCAACGCGCTACGCGCCCGCAAAAGGCCCTAGGAGCGCAACCAGTCCGGCAAGGCACTCCGACACCCGCCAACCCCCTCTTCGCGCTCTACGGCCCCTCCCAGCGCAAAATAGGGCACATCCACCGCAACCTTGCCACCCTTCACCGGCTCACCGAACGCGAACACGGGGCGAAACCGGCTATCGTCCACCACCATGGCGTCGGCCAGACCGTCCAACGTCGCCTTCAGCGACGCTATCGCGTTGTCGAAGTCCCGCCGCCTGGCGTCGGGCGGAAACAGCGTCACGCGCAACGCGATGCGCCCTGCGCCCCACTGCGACCGATCCACCCCCGCTACCGCTTCGCGGGCTAGCGCCCACGCGGCGAGCCGCGCCGCCTTCACCGCCTTGTGCTTCTGTGCCCAATGCAGCCGCGCGTTGGGCGACAGGTTCCGCGACGGCCACGGGAACACCATGCGGGCAATTCGATCAGGTTCGGTAGGCGTGGCCATGGCGTGTCGTCTCCTGTCGGTCGCCATGACCTACACCGCCCATGCGGGGCGATCAATCAGGGGCGCAATGCCCACCCCATGCGGCGCCCTTTTCGACCACTCACACCCGCCCCAAGTGGAGTGGAATTAGGGGCACCCCAGCCCTATGGGTTGGGGGGTGTAGTACGCTAGTCTACTCCCCCTTTAGGGGGGACAGCCCGGAACGTTTGTTTTCAATGACTTAGCCTGGCGACATTCCGGACACCGTTCCGGACCCCCTATTTTCGCCTTAAACCGCTGTCGCGTAACGATTTTTTTCGACCTGTTCCGGATATTCCGGGCCGTTCCGGATCACGTCCCGGAACGCTTCCCGGAACGGGTCCGGACCCACTTTTTGCCTACATGACGTCGCCATTGCGGGGCACGATTTTTCCATGGAATGCGTCGTACTCGAAGTCGCTCCACAGGGGGTCTTCAACCACCTCTTCGGGGTTGTGCCACTCCCTCACGCGGTTCTTTTTTGACCGCAGGTCGAGCCACTGGACCTCCTTGCTACGGCTCTGGATCGCGACCTTGAACAGTGGCGATCGGTTGCCCTGCAACAGCTTCTCGACCAGTGCGGTGATGGGATCCTTGCCCATCGCGGCGATGCATTCGTGGAAGCGGTTGCGCTGCTTGTAGATGCCGCTCTCGCGCCCTGTGGCGGTGAAGAACAGGCCGCGCTCCGCGTACCAGTCGATGCAGAACAGTAGCCATGCAGACCGCATGTCCGCCGTGCGCTGCGCGCCCTTCACGGCTGCGTCGCACTCCTGGAGGATGCCGCTCGGCTGGCGCATCAGGTAGCGCTCGCCATCGAGCATCGGCTCGTTGCTCTTGACCACGGCCACCTTGTAGAGCTTGCGTGCCTGCACCGGCAGGCCCATCAGGTCCATCTGCTCGCGGTAATCCGGGGCCTGCCACAGGCCGATGGCAACGCGCACGTTGTCCTTGATCGCGGCAGAGCCGCGGATCGCCTCCAGCATCTTCTCCGGCCCGTCCACGGGCTTGTCGTCCTTCAGCTTGCGCACATGGTGCGACAGCATCACGAAAGCACCGATGGCGCCCGTGACGGGAGCCAGTCCGCGCATGTACTGCGCGATCACTTCGGCACTGTTCTCGTCGCCATGGATCGTCGCGTTCATGGTGTCGATGCCGATGCCTTCGATGCGGTGTCCGCGCTCGATCAGGCCATAAAGCGCACTCACCACGCGCGCCCATTGCGGCGACAGGTCGAAGTCTGTGCTGTACGGCTTTCGGCTCATCAAGGGGAACGATCCGCCCGTATTGTCGAACGGTATCACGATCAGCCGCTCGCCCGCTTCGCGGCGCAGCGCCTTGCCCGGATCAATTCCATGCCAGCGGCGGTTAAGGGAAGCCTGGTTGTCCTCTGCGGTGAACAGCACGTAGGTTCCGCCATACGCGTGCGGCGTTACCGGCTGGCCAAGCCACTTGTGCACCGGCCCGTTGGGCCTCGACGCTGCCAGCTTCAGGAACAGGTCTAGCATCAGGAACGTCTTGCCTGCCCCGCCTTCGGACACCAGCAAGTGCCGAAGGCCACGAGACACCAGCCCTTCCACCAGATCTTCCCGCGGTGCGGGATCGTCCGTGGTGCGGTTGTCCACCGACCATGACAGCAGGTCGTCCGTCGTATTCAGCGGCTCGATCTTCGTCGCCATGTGCGCCTGCACAGCGGCCGGAGGCACGATCGCAGGCGCAGACGTCACGAACTCGCCATTGCTGGCAACGTCATGGTTCACCATGCCCACCCATTCGCGCTCGAAGCGCTCGCGCTCCCATGCGGGAACCATGTGCGACAGCACCCACCCCCACGTCAGTTCGCGCGCGCTATCCAGCGTCTCCAGCCCCTTGCGGACGCAGTTGATGTGGTGCCCTGCGACGGCATTGAAGCTGTCCCAGCGCGTCGCGCCGTCAACTCCACCTGCATGCACGTCTGTCGTCAGCGTCGCCGCGATCCTGTTCGGATCCAGCCCGGCGCCTGCCGAGAAATCCATCACGCCATTCGCGCCGACAATCATCCCCTGCGACGGCGCGCACCCTTCCATCCACTCCATGCTCTCGATGGTGTCGATCAGGTCCGACAGGTCGTATACGCGGTCGGTGCGGTGAACCAGCTCGACCGGCTTCTTCATACCGCCCTTGCCATAGGTCGAGCCTGCGATGCGGATCACCTGTGCGGGCCGGCCGAACGACTGGTCGCCGCCTACCTTGGCGGCCAGCAGCTTGCGCGCCCGGCCGATGTCGGCCACGCGCTCCGACGGTTCGGACAGCACCCAATAGGCATGGACCTTGTTGTGCCCCTTGTCGGTAATGCCGCCCGAGTTAACCACCATCGACGGCTCGCCTAGCCAGTCCATGCAGTGCTGCATCTTCTCGTCGACATTGCCGCTGTCGATGTCCAGCATCAGCGCGCAGAACGCGCGCACCTTGTCCTCGCGCACGTCGCCCGTATCGACAGCCTTGTCATCCACGATGCCGGGAAGGACGAAGCTGGCGATGCCGTTCTCGCCCCAGCGGTTGAGATGCGTCTCGATCTGCGAGAAGCCGAACACGTTACGCGGGTCGATGAACTTGTTTTCGCGGAACTTGCCCTCCTGCGGCGTCCCGGCTTCGCCGATGCCGCGCAGCGCGATCACGCCACCGCGCTTCCAGTCCCAGCCGCGGAACAGCGTGCCCATGAATGCGCGGACGGTTTCCATGTCCGCCTTGCTGGCGAACAGTGCGGGATTGAAGTTCATTCTCGTTCGTCCTTGTAATCAGGACAGGCGCACGGTAAACCGCTCCCGTCCTTTGATGCACATAGAGCCCGGCCTGCCAGCCGGGCTCTTTTTGTATGCCACCGTCGATCGGCAACGCCAACAACTAGAACATGAAGACGGCGAGCAAGAGCGCCCACGCCCACCATGGCGCTCCATTGGCCAGCATCACCAGCACGATGATCACGAGCGCGATGAACGCGCATCCTGCTCCGTCATCCATGTCACTTCCCCTCCACCCACTGATACAGCCACACCTCGCGCCTGATCGTCGAATAGCGATCGTTCCAGTGATTGCGCATGGTGTACTCGCGCTCCACCTTCCGCCGCGTCACGACGCCCTTCTGCACGAAGCGCCCCAGGATGCGGCTGCAAGCCGTCTTCTTCAGCCCACAGCCTTCCTCCGCATCCATCAGCGTCCATTCGCCAGGCTGCGCAGCAGCCCATGCAGCCAGGATCGGCGCCACAGGCGGATACTCGTTGTACTTGAGCAGGTGTTCATACGGTGCGGGCATCATGGACTCCTTGCGGTTCAAGTTCGGCAATCCGCGCCTCAAGTTCCTCAATCCTTGCGGCTTGGCTGGACAGGGCTGCGGCGGCTTCGTCACAGATGCCATAGTCGCCAAGTGGATGGTCGCGCCCGAAGAAACCGTTAGCCGCATCCCGCAACCGCTCGATCAGGTCTTTCACTGCGCGTCTCCTAGGGCGTCATGGGCGGCGAGTAGATCATTCCACTGGCACGCCTTGACCACGTTATCAGGTGTGGTCCCGCACGCGGCGGCAACCTGCTCAACTTCGTGGGCAAGACTTGCGAAAGGCCGTAACGCCTCCCGCAGCCGCGCCACTTCGGCCTCTGCTGCCTCGGCGCGGGCGGTGGCTTCCCGCAACATGTCGGTACGTTCGGCAAGGTCTTGCATGACTTCGCCGCGAATGTCGTTCATGTTTGCGAGCGCGGCGCTGGCATCCGCCCTGCTCACAAACACGGCCTCTATCTGCTCGCGTAGGTATGCTGCGGCTTGGTGGCACATGTCGCAGTGGGGATCTGCGCAAAGGACATCGCCCATCGCAGTCACCATGCCATCCCACAGCGCACCATAGTCAAAGTCATTTGCCATCGGTCAGGCCCTTCCACAGTCTTCGGACACCACGCGCAGGCGCAGGAACTTCGCGCCAGTGGCATCGTCAATCAGATGCGTTTCTTCAATCCTGAATGGTCCTGGCGTATCGTCGCAGGATAGCGTCACCTCTCCGCCATGGCTGGCGATCAGCATAGCGATAACCTCAAGCGCCACGCCGGGATCGGACAAGACGGGTGTGTCAGTTGCCATCGGTCATGCCCCTCAACGCCGCCGCAATCGCGCGCCGGTTGTTCCACATCGCATTAAGGCATTCGACAATCTCGATGCTATGGGTCAGCACCGAGCCCCAGCGATAGCCTTGCCGCTGGTTGCCAAGGTCACACACCGAAAAGCGCAGGATGTCGGGATGCTTGGCGCACCTGCTTTTGGGCAGGTCCAGCGTCGCCTCGATCTTGGTGATTACGTCATCCATCGGTCTTGGCTCCCATGCTGGTGAGGATGATCTTCGCTGTGCGGACGTATCGCGGCCAATCGGTTTCGGCGCGGTTGCTCTCGACGGCCTCTGTGTCGCCCATGCGCCCAAGTTCTAGGCACAGAACCCGCGCCAGTTCCTCCACGCTCGGCGCAACGATCAACTGGCCGGTGCGGTAGGCGTTGACGAGGGCTTGGCGGAACAGAATGTTGTCGGCAACGGAGCCGGGTGTCGCCTTCGCATCCAGTGCGGCCAGTGTTTCCTTGAGGGTCATGGGTGGGTGTCCTTCCGTGGTCGGCCCAGGCGCTTTTGGGCTGGAGCGAGTTCGAGGTAGTCAGGCTTGCGAGGCTGGGGCCCGCCCAGCTTTGCACCGTGGTAGAGTCCGGCGAGGTAAACCTCACGCATGATGTCGGAATTGGGCCGGTGGATCGCGGCGTTGACCACGACCTTACGGACAATTGAGTCCATAGCGCGGTACTTTGCAGCTTCTTCTTTTCCATCTGGCGGTGGAGCTAGAATCGAAACGTCGCTCATGACCGCTCTCCCATTGCTGCGAGGGCTTTCAAGGCTCTACCGATGACGAACATCGCCTCATCTGCGTCGCTCGCATTCTGAAAGCCAATTACCAGTTTGCGCGCTCGGTGCTCACCGATGTTGTGCGGCTCGGTCATCATGAAACCGCCCTTTGCCAGCGCCTCCACCACAGCGGGGGCCACAGGTTCGGCGGGGCGCTGGCAAGAGCACGGTTTGTCGTCGTTTGGCTTCCAAGAGCAATTGGACGCCATGCCGCCACAGGGCGGTGCCCAAGTACAAATCGCCGCAGGTTCGGCGGGGTTGGTGTAGAGGGGTGTCTCGGTCCAGCCATAGAACGCATCGCGGGAACTTGTGACGCGCGTTGGCGAAACGTGGCGGCGGCCTTCCCGCTCATACATCCAAGCCACAGGTTCGGCGTCCGGTGCTGATGCGCGGTGGCGGGCGAAGGCTTGGACCATGTAACCGTCGTCACATTCACCACGGCGAATGCGGGCCTGCCAGTCGTTGTTCTTGCTGTCGCGGTAGGCTTTAACTGCATCAGCCGCCGCATCCCGGTCCCGCTGCGTCACGGTCACTTCAACCATGTCGGTTCTCCTGATTGCCTGAGGTTTCGGGCGATATGGGATTTCCCATAACGGGAGCGTTGGCTTTCAGGATGGCGGCGAGAATGGCTTCGGCGGGGGTCGCTTCGATTGCTTCGACAATCAGACCATGCTCACCGGCTGACAAAGCCGTCAGATCGCCAACATCTGCGAAGTATCGGGCTGGTTCTAGCGGTAGATCATCGCACCAATACCTCGCCACGGTCCAGCAAGCTCCCTCCGGCACCAGCATCATCGCAGCATCGAGCCATGCTTCGGCGTCGAGTAGGCGGCGGAAGCGGGCGCGCCCCAGCCCTAAATTAAGCCCGCCTTCTTGAAAGCCTGTTTCCGGGTACAGTGCGTTCCACGCAGCTTCCAGCTTATCCCTCATGATGGTTGTCCTTGGTTTCGGGCGCATCGGCATTGCCGACCGCGCTCTCGTGAACCGCGCCTGTAGTCGCGGCCCTACGGGCTTCGAGCGCTTGCGCACGGCGTTCCATCCCGCGCAAAGTCAGGTTGAGTAGGTCGCGGATGTCGGATACGTCTGTTGCGCCAAGGTTCGACGGGAATGTGAACACAACAGCGCCAGCGTCTGTATTCCATACCATCGTCATTGGTCGCGCGTCAGGGATTGAAGCCGGAACGGTCGAAACCGCAGGGTTCGATCCGAAGGACGAAAGCCCGTTAAGACGCCCATCATCTGTGTGCTTATCCCTCATTGCTCTCTCCCAAGATGGAGCGGACTGCGAGGCCGAGTTGGGTGAGCAACCAGCCCGATCCGTAGAAGTCGCCGTCGCTGGTCACGAGGCCGGTTTCACACTCGGCCAGACCGAGTTTACGCAGTTCTTGAGCGACAAACTTGGCAATCCCAGCATCGTAGTCACTTCCCATATCTCGCGCCAAATCCTTGGCATTCCGGCATGGCGTGTCGCTGTCGCTGTAGGCTTCCATTGCTAGAACCGCCCGCTTCTGCGCCTCACTCAACCGGGCGGCGATGGCTTGGGGGTTGCTCATTCCCCTTCTCCTGTCTGCGCGGGAGGGGTGGGGAGAGGAAAAGGCGTGAACGCGAACTTGGCAGAGGACTTGCGGGCGAACTTGGCTGCACCGTCGACAAACTGCTCCATGCTTTTCCACGCCTCTCCGTTCACCTGCCATGGGCGCGCAAGCAGTTCGGGCAGCACGGCAAGAAACACCTGACGTTCAAATTCCTCGCGCATCGCGGAGACCGTTTCCGCTCGTTCAAAGCGCGCAGATCGACGGCAACCCGCCGCATACCCCTTCGTATATCCGCGCTTCTCGTCAGCGGTTGCGGTCATGATGGGTCTCCTTGCTCTCAGCCCACGTCCGGCCGTCCGCCCTGCGGAGCGGCCACACGCTGTCGCGTGAAACGCGGTACGGCTTGCCCATGGGCGCGCTGCCCACTGGAACACGACGGATCTCATTCATCTCCGCTCTCCCGCGGCATTGCCATGATGGCGCCGAACACCGTGCCGGCACTGAAGAAGCAGCACGCGACTGCCAGGATGATCAGGACGTTGGTCACTTGGCTTCTCCCCACCATCCGTTCTCTACCGGCGTAGCGCCGGGAAAGTGTTCCTGCACTGCCGCCACCATCCGCTCCGGCTTCCAGCAGGTCGCCTTGTAGGAGCAGAAGCGGCACTTGAAGAACGTCTCGTCCTTCGCGATGCGCGGCGCCTCGTTCGGGTTCCGCGTCGACACGACGCGAGCGCCGCGGTCGATGCACACCTGCACGTTCACCGGGTCGAACTCGATCAGCTCGGCATAGACCTCGCCTGTATCGGCGTTTATCGCGGTGAACAGTGCCGGGTTCTCGTGAAGCTCCAGGTGGTGCATGTAGAGGTTCATCTGCGCGTAGTAGACCGGCTTGGACAGCTTCACGCCCTTCTTCGCCGTGTCGTTCCACGACTTGTTCGACAGCGACTTCATCTCCCACAGGCACGGCACGGCCATGCCGTTCGGCGCCGCCGTGATGATGCCGTCGCAGTGCCCCGCGATGCGCGCATTACCGTCTTCGTCCTTGGCGATGTAGAAGCCGAACTGGCGGCCGTCCGGGCGCTCGGTCAGCAGCGTGAAGCCAGCGGTGCGCAGATAGTCCGCCATGCGCGTTTCGGCGTCATGCCCGCGGTCGAAGACGCGCAGCGTCTTGCCGGGAAAGTGACCATCCACGTCCTTCGGCGTCTTGTGGAACTCGTAGGCAAGCATCCGCTCGCACTCTTCTCCAAGGCGCGAAGCGCCAAGGTACGTGCGGCCGGGCTCTGCCTGCTGCTTCGCCTCCATGGCGCGATCGAGCAGCGCCTGGAACGCCTCGGAGAACTCCATGTGCGGGGATGGCTGGAAGTTCATGGTCATCACGCCATCTCCATCGCAATGCGCATCCGCTCCGTTATCGGGCCGTGCGTCTTTCCGCTCTTGAACAGCGCCTTCAGCAGCGCGCGCGAACCGATCTCCATACCACGCTCGTGGGCTGCGTTGCTTCCGCCAACCGGCTCATCGCTGGCGCGGTCCCGCGCCTCGTCATAGCGTTTGCGCTTGATCCTGGCTTTCGCCAACTCCTTGGCGACTGCCTGCTGCATCGTTCCCATCTTCTCGGTCAGCATGAAGTCGAGGATCTTCACCACCGTCTCCGCGCCGGGCTTGCGCCCGCCGCGCAGCTCGCGAACCAGATTGGGGTCGCCAACCGTCAGAATGCCGAACGTGCCGATCGGCATCGCGTTGTCGGCGAGGAACTTCTCGATTTTCGGAAGCAGTTCCAATGTAACCTCCCTTGTTGCAAGGCGGTGCATATACCCCGCCTTGCAGGCTGTCAATATGCTATTCGCTCGTGAGACGCGCGAGATACCACTGCGCCTTTTCCAGGCTCTCCTTCCCGCCCTTGTGGCGCTCGCGCCAGACGTACTTGAGCGCGTTACCCTTGCAGAAGCCACGGAACTCTTCAGGTGTCAGCGCCGCCTTGATCGCGTCGATGCACTCGATAGAGCCGGCGGTGTAGTGCGGCGGGTTGTTCACCATGTCGGCGCCGTCCTTCTGCGATGCGATCAGCCTCTCCGCATATGCTGCGAGGATCTCAGTCTTACCTTCACCCATCTGCCATCACTCCAATCATGTTGAGAAACATCGCCTGCCCTTCCGGCTGGCGCCGGAAGCACTCGGCGCAATACCAGTCCGTCTTCGGCCGCGCCGGGAAGCCGATGCCATGCGAGGCGTGCGGCCTGCCGCAGCCTTGGCATGGGTGGTCAGCTTGGCTACTCACGCCGCCATCCTCCCGGCACCTTCGAGGATCTTGCGGATCACTCGCTCGTTGAACTTCCATGTCATCTGGCAGGCTGCGCCGTACTTGGTCACACCAAGCGCCTGCATCGGATCGAGGCTGAGGAACTCGCGCTGCTTGTCAGTGCAGGGCTCGGACAGCCAGCGCTTCGTCTTCTTCGCGCCGACGCCATCACCCCACTCGCGCATCCAGTCGTCGCAGGCGGCCATGGCAATGAAGCGGTCCCCGCTGTCGGCCAGGTGCTTGATCCCCGGCTCCTTGCCACCGCCAATGGCGTGCCAGCGCCCGCGGTACGACACCACGACACCCCACGCCTCGAAAGCGGTGACGATCGACACAAGCCCATCGAACAGGTTCTCGTACCGGAACGGACTGTCGTTGAGCAGGTCGATCTCGGTCATGACGAAGTTGGTCAGGACCGATTTCTGTCCATCGTCATCACCAACACTCACGCCAGGCAGAGCAGGCTCGTCTTCCTCGGGAACGTCCTTCGGAAAGTCAGCGCCGCACAGCGGGCACTGCTGGCACTGCTTCGGCACGTTTGCGCCGCATTCGGGGCAGTCGACCAGCCCACCGGCATTCAGGTCCACGTCCTGCACCAGCGAGCCGTGCGTGATCAGGCTGGCACCGAAGTCGATGACCACGCAGTCGTCGATCGGCGTGACGCCGGGATAGCGTTCCGGGTCCATGACGCGCAGTCCGCGCCCGACCATCTGGATCACGGTCGAGAGGTAGCTTTCCTTGCGCAGCAGGATCACGCACTTGGTGATCGGCGCGTCCCAGCCTTCAGTCAGGACCGCGACGTTGCAGAGGACTTGAATGCTTCCTTTATCATACGCAGAAAGCGTTGAGCGTCGATCTCCGTCCGGCATGTCCCCATGGACGACGGCGGCGCGGATACCAGAACCACGAAATGCATCGGCAACATGCTCGGCGTGGGCCACAGTTGAGCAAAAGACGACGGTTTGCCGATCGCCCGCCAGCTCGGCCCACTTTGAAACGACGGCATCATTGTTGATGTCATTGTCGAGGATCCTTTCCACTTGGCTCTGGTCGAACTCACCGCCGCGCTTCGCGACGCCAGCGAGGGCGTCGTTGGCGAGATCGATGACGTAGCAGCGCGGCGGCACAAGCAGTCGCGCGTTGATCAGCTCCTTGAGCGTGATCACGTCGGCCACGTTGTCGACCACGCCGCGCAGCGTGCGCTTGTCGCCGCGGTTCGGCGTTGCCGTCACGAGCATCAGCTTCATGTCGGGGTTCGCCTTGCGTGCCGCGTCGATGCAGCGCATGTAACCGTCCGCTGCCGCGTGGTGACCTTCGTCGATCACCATCAGGTCGAGGGCGGGGATGTCCGCCAAGTTGCGGATCAGCGTCTGCTGCATGGCAAAGGTGACATCGCCGCGCCACGACTTGCTGTCGGCCGTGTAGAGCGTGGTGCGTGCTCCGGGGTTGACTTTCAGGAAGGTCTTGCGGTTCTGGTCCACCAGCTCGTCGCGGTGCTGAAGCACCATCGCCTTGGCACCCTGCTGTGTGTAGTGGCCGGTGATGGCGGACAACATCACCGTGTTGTGCGTGACCGTGAAGTCACCGAGTAGGAACAGGCGGTCCCCAGTGATCTCGAAGCCGAAATATTCTCCATCACCGATCGGCTCCACCTTGATGCCGACCAGTAGTGCGTCCTTCTTGATTACTCGCGGCCCAACTTTCCTGCGCGGCACGCGCACAGGGATCATACCCGTCTCGCCGGAAATGGTAATGCGCCAGTAGTCCCCGACTGCACCTGTGTTGGTGGCCGTCTTCTGGCATGGCTTAATGTATGCTGCTAGACCGAGTGAGCGAGCAATAAACACCACGCCCATGGCGAGCTTTCGGTGCTTCAGAACGATATCAAAGCATCCTTTTGCTGCATATCCATCGGTATCCAGAACTCCAGCCAAGAGTTCCAGTCGGTCACTCCTGGACGCAACAAGGTATTCATGAGGAATATGCTTGTCGCCAAGCACGCCTATCTCGCGCAGCTTATCCTTCAGCACGTTTCCGCCCGGAGAACGCTCCCCAGTGGTCGCATGGATCGACCAAGATGCGCTTCCCGCCTTAGTCTCAAGTCGGGTTTTCAGGCCAAGGCTGTGGGCGTACTCAGACCATGCCCACGAAACTTCGTCGTCCATCGTGTTGATGGCCGGGAGGAGTTCAGTCCCATCACCCAGCCATAGACCTAGGATGTAGGGCGGTATGGCCAGGAGGTCGGGGCCGGGGAATTCTTCGAAATCCACGCCAACGCGCCAGCCCTTCGCGCAATGACGGAAGGTTTTTGTCTCAGCCAGGTAGTCGGTGACGGTGATGTTGTGGATGCTTCCTGGCTCAAGGCGCTTGCAGCCAGTTCCGTTGGTCATCTTCAACGACAGAATATGGGCGTCGTTCACTACATAACTGTCACCCTTAGTTGGGGTGACGCGATACAGCGGGCCCCAGCCTGTCGTTGTCGACAGGACTTGGCGGGGCGTGCTGTCGGGCCCCATCAGTAGATCGCCAACACCAACATCCTCGACGGATTTGATGGTGCCGTTGTACATCAGAACCGGTGTACCGCGTCCAAGGCATTTCCCAGCGCCTGTGGGAGCCACGCCGAGCGTGTTCCCCCTGTCATCCAGCGCCTTCACCGCCAGATCACGGAACTGTACTTGTCGTTCCCGTAGCTTCATGGTCGTCGTCCCTCTCTACGGAGGTGTTGAACTTGCTTTCGAGGTAGCGCGCCGCCCAGCCGCGAAGCGGCAAGGGCAGCGCGTTCCACGAGAGATGGATCATCATGGCGATGCCATCGGCCATCCCCCGGCCACTTTCGATTGCCTGCATCGCAGTGTGGAACCGATGGTAGTCTGAGGGATTGGGGATGTGCATCGCCTGTGATCCTGTACGTTACTGTCCGTTCGCCTGCGCCAGCCAGGACGGCTGGCTAGAAGGGGATGCTGTGGTCGCAGTCGTCGTTTGTGCAAAGCCCGTTGTCGTGGACTGGCTCGCCGCAGTCGACGCAACCCCCGACTGCTGGGGCTGCTGAAAACCCGTCTGCGGGGCCGCCCCGCCGAAACCGAAGCCGCTCTGCGCTGCCTGCGGGGCAGGGTTGCCCGCCACGCCGTACTCGCCGCGCTGGAGGCGCAGGAAGTCCTTGTTGCCGCTCGACTGCGGGTTTGGCGTCAGCCACTCCGCGACCTTGTTCTTGTCGTCGTAGCCGCCCGTACCCTTTTCGATCTTCACCTTGATCGCGACGCGCAGTCCCGACAGGTCAGTGAAGTCGTTGATGTTGTAGGCCGGCGCGTTATTCGGCCCGGCGCCGCGACCGCTCTCCAGCATCCGCGCCACGGCGGCCATGCCCATCTGGCGGTAGGCTTCCGAGTTGTTCTGGTCGAACGGGTTTCCGACCATCTCCCAGATCTTGCGTCGCGCGTAGGGCTGGCCTTCGTCGATCGTCAGTTCGATGTCGAGATAGGAACCGCCTGCCTTGCTGTTCTTCTGGCCGCGCACGTTCACGATCGCCCATGCGACCTGTCCGCTGGGGATGAGGTCGCCCCCGCCGGTATTGAGGCCGGCGCCTGCACTGAAATCCATCATGGTCGTATATCCTTTTGGTTAGGTCCTGGTAAGTCGCGCGTCACTCCGCCGCAGGCGCGGCGAAGTTCGGGGTGTCCTTCCGCGGCGCGGACTGGATCTTGCGGATCAGCGCGCCGAGATCGGGTGCTTCGATGGCGTCGAGACGCCCGGAGCGGTCCTTCGCCGGCACGCCGTAGCCGTTGTTCTGGTGGCAGATGAAGCCGCGCTGTGTGCCCTTCACCATGTCGAACGCCGGCGTGCCAGACGCCATGTCGAACAGGCCGAGCGTCAGCACCTGGTCGAAGATGCCGGGCAGTTCGCGCCCGGCCTTCGAGCCCTCGATCTGCGGGTCGTAGGTCGGCCGGCCGAAGTCATCCTTGCCGACATCGAGGATGCCGACGGTGATGATGTTCTTCGACCGGATGTGCTGCGCCTGCGTCAGCCACGTCACGACTTCCTGCCCGAGCAGGCCGTAGGCGCCGCGGGTGTCGGGCTTGCCCGTCTTCTCGCTGAAAGCCTCCGGCTGCGTCTTCGACCACGCCAGCGCCATGCGGCTGGCGACGGTGATGCTGTCGATGAACACGGTGTCGTACTTGTCGAACGTCTCGGCCGGAGCCAGCACCTGCTGGTACTGGTCGAACGCGGCGCGCGAGTAGGGCGACGTGTCCGGCGCAGCCGGATCGGGGCCGCCGAGCAGGCAGATCAGCGCGCGGGCGAACTGCCACGGGTGAACACCCATCTTGGTCGCTTCCTCGCGCACCGAGATCACGTCACCGGCCCATGACTGGATCGCGAGTGTCCCGGCTTCGAGGTCGACGAACAGGGTGGATGCCGGGTCGAGCGTGTTGGCCTGGAAGGTCTTGCCGCTGCCGGACGGGCCGAACAGGGCAATGTTGACCTTCTGCCGCGCCTTCAGGCGCTCGTCGGCAGAGATGATGTGGAGTGCCATCAGGCTTCGTCCTCGTCCTTCGGGCCGATCACGAAGTTCGCAATCTCCGTCGCGTATTCGATCAGGTTCGCGGTCGGCAGGAACTGGCTGCTGTGGTGATTGAGCGTCATGGCAATGGCGCGCTCTCGGATGTCCTGCTCGCGCCGGATCTGCTCGTCCTTCTGCCAGTCGAACTCGTCGCCGATGACCTTCAGTTCAGTCATCTTGAGTGCCGACGGATCGGCCTGCATCTTCACCTGCTCGAACCCCTCGAATGTCTGCTGTTCTTCCATGTCACCTGGCTCCTTCTTCCGGCACCGTGCCGGTCGTGATGAACTCCGCGAAGATCTTGGCGCGCCGCGCCATCCCCACGGCGCCGTCGAGGTACTTCCCCCGCACGGCCAACTTCAGTGCTTCGATGCGAACCGCCTCGCTCGGCGTAATCCCCTTCGTCACAGTTTCCTCCCATACAGTCGCAGGGCCTGCTCCGCCTGTTCGACGGTGATGCCCATGTGGCTGGCGACGCGCTCAACCGGGACCGACGTGCCTGCGTAGTACTTCGCCAGTTCGTTCATCTTGGCGTTGTACTCGCGCTGCTCGCGCTGCCGCTTGAGGACCGTTTCCAGCCGCGCCACCTACGCCTCCTTGAGCAGCGTCACCTTCGGTGCGCCGAACTTGGTGGTGCGCGCATCCTTCAGGCGCTCTGCGAGCGCCGGGTTGGCGTGCTGGATGCCCTCCCAATTCTTCTCCGGGATCGAGATGGCGAACTTCATCAGGCTCCGCGCCTGATCCATCGGCAGCGACATGGCGACGGCGAACAGCTTGTCGCTGTCCCACTCCACCTTCTTGTCGACGACGCACTTGGCGACGATGCCGTCCTGGCAGGGCAGGTTGACCGTGCCGTACTGCTTGCCGAGTTCGGCAAGGCTGTTGACCGCCGACTGGCCGATGCGCGTGTTGATTTCGAGCTGGATGTTGTCAGCCCATGCCTTGCACGCATCCAGCTCCGACTTCGCCTCCTGCTGGATCGCGTAGAGCGTCGAGATCGGCATCCCCCGGAGATCGGGTTTCATTTCTTCCATGGTTGTTGGCTCCCTACTGGTACTTCGTGAGGTCTATATCGCGGCCGCGCTTGCTCGCGCTGGCGGCGATCTTCATCAGCCAGGGGGTCGGAACGTTGGAGCGCTCGAACCACTTCTTGACCGTCGGCACTTTGACCGCGTGTCCGTCTGCTTCGAGCATTTCTGCGATAGCGCGCTGCTTCGCGCGCCCGCTTTCCCCCATTGCCATCCCCGTGGCGTCTGCAAAGAGTTTGTCGAGTTTCATGGCTCCCGTCGATTGTTGTGGCCGACAAGGACGGTTGATGGCGACAATCTGTCTGCTCGTCAATGGCGAAAAATTGTAGCCGAAAAGAAAAGCACTACGTTGACAGGTGTGGCCACGAGTGACATATTGTAGCCATAACGAGCAGACAACGGAGACAACCATGGTGAGGAAGGCGAGGGCGGTCATGTCGCCCGTTGACACGACAACGCCGCAGTTGACGCCCCGTGCGCTCACGCGGCAGGAGTTTGGTCGCAGGGTGGCCACCCTGCTTCTGGATAAGGGCTGGAACCAGTCAGACCTGGCGCGCGCCGCCGATCTTGGCCGAGACAGCATCTCGACCTACGTGAACGGGAAGGTCTTCCCGACGCCGAAGGCGTTGAAGGCGATTGCCGAAGCGCTGGGGGTGACGAAGGAAGAACTACTGCCGAACTACACGATGTCCGCGCTGGATGATGAACACCCTGCCGTGGAGCTGAAGCAGGCGTCAGGCCATCCCGGCAAGGCGTGGCTGCGGATCAACCGCGCCATGTCCTTCACCACGGCGGCCAAGATCATCGAGTTGATCAACAAGGAGGATCAGGAGCATTGATGCTGGTCACGCAGCGGGAGGCCGCTGCTATGTTGAGGGTGTCGGTCAAGACGATCGAGAGAATGCGCAAGGCCGGGGCGCTGCCCTACATTCCCGGCCGTCCAGTGCGGCTGCGCCGCACGGACGTTGAGCAGGCAATCGAGAGGGGGATAATATGCCACGCAAGAACCGGGGACCGTTCCTCGATGTCAGCCGATCCGGCGTCTACGAGATCCGGTTTACGGTTGCAGGAAGATCGCGAAGCCGCTCTACGGGCACGCGCGATTTTCAACTCGCTCAGAAAATCCTAGCGAACTTCATCCTGCTCGGAGAGCAGGAGAACGCCATGCTGGCAGCGGCGGAGCCGCCTCCCATGCTGGTCATGGACGCGCTAGGCGACCCGGAGGAAGGAAGTGAGCCTACCAAGTCTTACTGGCACGAGCATGTGCTGCGGAGCGTCGTCGGTGTCGACACCCAGCGGTACGCGGTGCGCAAGCTGCGACAGCATTTTGGTGCCCTCGCGGTACGGGACATCCGGCCTGCTGGTGTTGCGGCCTATGTTGAAGCGCGCCGAGCTGGCCGAATTGGTCGACCGTCTGTTGACGGAACCATCGCCCGAGAACTGTCAGTCCTGAATGCCGCCATCCAGCATCAGGTGCGCGCGAAGCGGATCAAGGCGGATGATGCCCCTGTGATCGAACTGCCGGCACCGAGCGAGCCGAAGGATCGCTGGCTGACGCATGAGGAAGCTGACCGGCTGCTGGCTGCGGCGCTTGGCAGCGCCCCGGCACGCCTGCCGCGTGTGTACAAGTTCATCGTCCTCGCGCTGGCCACGGCCAGCCGAAAGACGGCTTTGCTGGAACTGAAGCGCGAGCAGGTGGACCTGAAGCAGCGGACGATCAAGCTAAACCCGCACGGCCGTCGCCAGACGAAGAAGCGGCGCCCACTGGTGCCGATATCGGACGACCTGCTGCCGATCATGGAGCGGATCGTGAAGGAGGCGCGCGGCGAGTTCCTGCTGGACCATCCCGGCTCCATCCGGTCGGTGTTCGACAGGGTGTGCCGCGATGCCGAGCTGGACGACGTGACGCCGCATACGCTGCGCCACACGAGCGCGTCCTGGATGCTTCAGGAGGGTGTGCC